TTGTCTATTCCCTATTTTCACTACATTTACTGAAATTTCAGCTTTTACAATATTTATATTTTGCATACATTTTCCTTTAATTTAAAAGGCGACACCTCAAAAGAGATATCGCCTATTTACTACATTATAATTCCAGCACGTTCAAATAATAATCGAATAAGACCTGAAGCACCTCTTGTCCTATTCATATTATAGTTTAGTTTATTAACACGACCTTGATGTTTTCTTCCAGCATCTTCATTATGTTGTTTTGCTTCCTTACGCCAAAGTTTCATTTATAACTCCTTATCTAATAGGGCAAGCACCAGATGTACACTCGTCACTCGCATCTAAGTCTAATTTAATATTTTCTAATTTAGTAATTACCGTTGTTTTAGCCATTAATTCATCAAACTGTTCTTTAGTAACTTCTTCATATGGGGCTTGTTTAAATCCATGCTCACTATGTAATAAGAAAGATAATGATTTATGATTATCTCTATAGTTACGTTCTAAGTATGCACGAATTTCTGGCAATTCTTCCTTACGATAGTATACTGTACAAGATACAGAGTTATCAGACCAATTCTTTTGTAATTTCTTAACTTCTTCCAACTGTGATAATGCTGTCATTTGGCTAGCAAGTTTAGTACCTTCAGGATAGCTAAATGGAAATGTTACTACCATTGTATTATAATCTTCAGAACCATCAAAGTTTTGTTGATACTCAATTGGATAGCCATGAGCTCTACAGACTTCAATTAAAGGGTGCCCTGCAGCAATACGTATCCGTCTAAACATATACTGAGCATAACCAGGGTGAACGCCAGGCGTAACACCAGGTAGTAATGATAATGTCCCAGACGGTTTGACCGTAGTAAGTTTAATAGACTTATTAAAATTATTAAGTTCAGAATAGCGTTTATCAAAATCGCGTACATGTAAATATCCTTCATTTGCCCAAGATTTCTGCTCTTCCGTAGCTTGTAATACACCAGTTAAACCTAACCCCATTCTCATATTCTTATGAACAATTGCTTCTGTCTCAGGATGATGTGATGGTAAAGTTAATGAATGTTTACAAATACGATAAAGCAGTGTAATTACGTCTAAGAACTCTTCTTTGCTAGTAATATTAGGTAAAAAGATTTCAGCTAGACAACAAGTCTCATATGGATCTAAAGATTGCTCGGCACCTTAATTGTTACTCTTACTCTCATAGAATAAGGGGTTAGACATTTCTGCTAACCTCTATATATTACTATATAGAACAGACTATATCACCACCCATATTTATATGGGGATTATCGTCCGATTTTGTATTTAAATGAAGGTAGTATAAAATCTTCTATAGTTACTTCAAAAAGTATATTATCTTTTTGTCGAAGACCTAATTCATACTTCATACCTTTTTTAACAATATTAAATTCTAAATCAAAAGTTTCTTTTAATGCTTTCTTAAAAAGCCAATTATCGCCATAACTAATATTATTAGTATGTAATCGATACTTAGGCGAAGCATTACTCCATCTTTTATCCACATATCTACTCCCATCTGCCATAAATGCAATGGCTAAAGCTTCAGCATCTAGCAGAGTTAGCATATGTGGGTCTAAGACTTTATGACCATCTAAATACATTCTTTCATGTATTTTAGTCAGAATCGGATGTACTTTTGTTTGTAATCTTAATTGTTGTTTTCTATTAAAACCATCTTTTGTATAAATGGCAGGCTCTGTTAAAGTATAGCCCAAAGGTATTTCTTCTAATGTACTAATCACTTTCTCTAAATAGTCTTTATTTATTTCTAACATATTTACAATAAGGTTAGCATCTCCATTTTCTTTCCTCTGCAAACAGCCGTCAAACATTGCAAAGTAATATAAACGTTTATTTAAATCTTTAATCATAGTCGTTGCACTCCTCATAACGAGTTAGCACAGGATTGTCCAATATGGATATTCCCTGTTTTTAGATAATTTAATTCGAAATACATTACTGTATTAAGCCGCTAGCTTTAACGGATTGTAGCCCATGACGCCTGGATCTGGATAATTATAGTCACCTAATCGTCCAACTTCACGAGATAATTTTAAATTGATCAAACCAAATGGTTCGCCCTTACCTTCATAACCTTGCCAAAAGTATTCATGTAGGTCTGAAATATTTTCACACACTACTGAGTTGTTTGACATTGCACGCCAAGAAGGTATTGTACCCATATCCCATCTTTTTGATAATAAATATTCGACATCATCAGGGTCTCCAATAGCTATTTGTGCAGAACGTCGCACATTACCAGCTACAATGATATATCCAATAATATTCATAATATCTAATGCATCAATTGGTCTAATCTTCTTACCACTACGTTTAATTAAGATTTGACTTATCTGTTCTATTCCCCAACATAGTTCCTCTGGACCAGAAGCTGTTCCTCCAAACCCTTTGATTGGCGTCCCCTTTCCTCTAATCGCTTGCGTACTGTATGTAAAAGTCCCCTTTTCCTTTCGCTCACTAAGAAAAGCTGCTTTAAGAGTTTTTGCGAGGAATCGAACCCATCCTTCTCTTGAATCTGGGATAATAAAGTCTGCTCCCGAGTCACTAACTCTTGTAGGAGCCGTAAACCATTCTCGTACGACTGGTAATTTTTCAACATGTTCTCTCTGTATATTATAGCCAACACCTGAACCAAGTGCTAACATATCCATAGCCCATGTAAATGGAACGATTGGTCCATCTACTACTGTAAATGCACAATTCTGTAAAGATGCTAAACCTAACTTATCTACAGTTTTAGTACCTAATTGCCACCAGAATCTACCAGCTACAGAACCTTTTAATTTCAATAAATATGTTCTTAATCTACGTTCTTCTTCAGGTGTGAAACCTACTTTTAATTGTGTACTACATGCTTCAATAATCCGCTCGACTGTTTCTGGAAATTCTTCAGTTTCACTATTAACGTCTGTTTCATCTAACTTTCTAGAATATGTTCGTTTATAAGTTAAATAACCTACTGTAGACCATGGTGTCTCTATATCATCTTCTTTTATATCTGATACAGGAATTACTGGTTCTGCTACAGGTTGATTTATACCTAATAATCTATCAGAAACTAATTTGTGAGCCGTAATAGCATCTGCCTCTTCGTCGTAATATCCAATATGATGTTGTATACCATCAATACGAATTGAAGCTGTCCATTTGTTTCTTGTCTTATTGAACGTGACACCTTTGTGTTTCTTATTATTATCCATATATCTTCCAATTAAATTGCTTTAAAATCTTCTAAAAGAGCTGCACTTATACGACCTGTTTTAAAATCATATCTGGCACCTTGTACTGGACCAGTAAGACCTGTTGCACGACATTTAAGAATAGCCATTTTAATAAAGTTTCTAACAGCTTCGTCCTCTGCCGACATATTACGAGCAAATGCAATAATATCTAATGATACTTGTTTAATACTACCAGAGCCTTTAATATCATCTAATGACGGTAATCTACCTTCTTCGAACGATGTACCGCCTGTTTGTGTCTTTCTTAAATGTGAAACTAAGCCAATATGTACACGATGTTTCTTTACTAGACGTAATAAATCGTTCATAATTTTATCAATGGCTTCATTTCCTTTTAATTCAGATGCACCTTCAGATACTAGAATAGTAATATGGTCAATAAATAAATATTTACAACCTATCAATGCCATATACTCCATTTGGTCTACAATCGAGGTATCATTGATAGAACCTTGATGGTCTAATACAATCACTCTATCACTACCAAATACATTATCAAAACCTATATCTAAATCAGACATTGCAATTTCTTCATTAGCTAAGTTACGTCTTAAATGCATAGATGCCATACTTCTAGCTGTCTCACCTGGTGTTTCTTCCAAACTGATAATACCAATCTTGTCTTCTGTAGTAGCCAATAAATGAAGAATAACCTCTCTAATTATTGTTGATTTACCACTACCTGTACCAGATATATATAATGCTATTTGACCTAATCTCATTCCTTTTAATTTAGTTTGAGCACCAGCTAAGCAAGCAGGATAAGGAACGGAAGGTTCATCTTCCAAATCATGCATTTGAGCTTTGAGTTCTTCTTTTGTTAGAATACCAGCTGGTCTATATTCAGCAGCATCCCATACACAACGAAGTAACTCATCTCCACCCATTTTAGTTAATACTTCATTAGCATCTTTCCACGGTAGCTTAGTAATTTTAGCTTTATCAATACCAACTATTTTGATAGCAGCTTCGGTAGCCTCTTCTCCAGCTTTATCATTATCGAAACATAGTACTACCTCACCAAAGCTTCTAATCCAATCTCTATTTTCTAAAAGTTGTTTAGTATTTGATGCTGCACCCATTGAAACGACTGGATAAAACTTTTGATACTTATCATAATAAGCTTGTGCGATAGATAAAGCATCTATTTCACCTTCAGTAATAATTAAACGTTTACCACCGCCATTAAATTTATCTTTACCAAAGATACCTTTAAATTTACCAATAGAACTAAATACTTTTGGTAATTTTCTAACTTTATATGATAAATTTTCATTATCTATATACGGATAATAATGTGTATCTATTTGACCATCTTCATCGAACCCTACTTTAACATCATAATATGAAGTAACTATTTGATTAATCTTTCTTTCTGCAAAGCCTTTACTTGGTAATTTCTTTATTTCATCTATTGAAAGTATCGGTACGAATTCAACTTTAGGTCTAAGGCTTGGTGATGCCATTACGTCTTCTCCAGCTTTTCCCCATGTTCTACAAGAGAAACAAAAGGTTGTTTCATTTTCATAAACTTGCAATGCATCTGAACTACCACATTTCTTACACGGTTGGTCCGCTAGAATTATCTTTCCCATTGTCAACTCCATTAAAGAGTGCTGAATATACAATACCAGCGACTGCTAATATAGTTAAATCTATTTGATCTAGTTTACCAGTTTTAAGCACGATTAATGCTATAGCACCTGTGATTGCTATTAATGATATCAAACCTAATAATGCTCTAACTACTTTTTTCATCCAAATATCTCCTTATCAATGCTGCTAAATTTTCTTTATGTCTAATAGTGACTGGTTCTTTCACAATCCAACCTACTTGGTTTACTTGACGATTATACCACATATGTTGGTTTGAAGGTGCTTCTACGTAACAGATACTCCATGTCTCCGCCCATGATAAAGAACCTTTATATGAGTATTCTTCTAAACAAATAAACTCGAAATTATCTTTACCTATTAATTTAATATCTGCTGATAAATCTACAGATGAAGAAATATACCAAGCCCAGTTACTTTTAGTACCTTTATTTAATTTACCACTACCTCTATATGACTTCTTACCTATGTAACATCTTCCTGTTAAATTATTACGAATAATATATACAAAACCAACTTTGTCAGCACCACCCATTAACCAATCAGCGTGCCAATGTCCATTACCTGTATAGTTTGAGGCTTTAACTCTTCCACCAACAATACCTTCTAAAGAGACTTTTACTTTAGCTTCTTTTTTAGGCATTGTAAATGCTGGAACTTTAGATTTTAGCATTCTTTAACCTATTCACCTCAACTAAGAGATCTCCTAGAGTTATTGGCAAGAAGTGACTATCAAACCTAATACTATATGTATTTTCTAATTCATATAATAAATTATAAGCTTCTAAAGAATCTATTCCTGTTTCCGAGATATGTGTATCTACAGTAAAGGAAGATGAATCTAATTTAAACGTTTCTTTATAATATTCTCTTAAATGCTCTATTGGATCTTTATCACTCACTGGTATTCTCTCCCAAATTGTAGACATCATTTCATATCCTAACTACTTTTTAATTTCATGCTTCCTATTTTAGATTTAACAACTTCCTCTGCAATTTCGACAGGCGCTAATTTAGGCTTAATCTCTTCAGCAATACCCCAACTATCTAAATGAAAATAATCATTTATATGTCCTTGTATGTGAATCATTTTACCATTGCTTAATAAATATCCTTTCCAATCTTCTGGATAGAATGTTTGATAAACATTAATTACCGCTTTTTGAAATTCAGAATGTGTATTACAATCGCTTAATAATAATTTAGCTTTTACTGGACCAATATTAGGTAGACCAGGAATATTATCCGTAGGGTCTCCCATTAATAATTGTTCATAATAAAAACGCATTGCATAATCTTCTGTTACTACTGTTAATTCATTTTTCTTTAAATTCCAATGCTTACCAGGTATACAATCTAAATCTTTATCGATAGTGCAGATAATATAGTCTATTCCAGCTATCTCACATTCTTTAGCCCATATTCTTAAATAATCATCAGCCTCTCTTCCATGAGCTGGAACTGCTAGCTCTTCTGAAATTGCAAGTTCCCTTACAAATTGTACAAACTCATTTCCATGTGGTTTGTTCTTTCTTTGTGCTTTGTATTCAGGATAAATATCATCACGATAATTACCATCGCCTTTCATTGCCATTAAATAATTATTAGTAAATAATGCAGAACAAGTATCTACTAAATGAGATTTAAAATGTTTGTAGGATTCTTTAAAATATTTAGCACCTTCTGCTGGTGAGAATATAATACCTTCTTCAGGTGGTTTAAATGTTCTCTCTGCATGAGGTATGCCTCTTTCTTTCTGAATCCATGGCCACCTATCTTTACAAGCAATATGTGCCATTACATCACCATCAATTAATAATAACATATTATTTCCCTCTTCTACTTAATATGTTAGCACTATAACCATATTTTAATTTATCCATTAATAAATCTTCTATTCTTACTAATACTATCGAAGATTTGCTTATACTATCTCCATCTGTATCTTTAATCGTATACGCATATAACCTTACATCATTAAGATATAAAGCGCCTGTACTTTGTTGATTTAGATGGAATGCTCTTCCAATAAATTTTTCTATAGTTTTATCACAACAAAATTTTCCTTCTTCAGTCCCATCACCGAAAGCATGACCCATCTCTTCCATTGTTTCTATTTCGTTAGTATCATATGTCAAACTGTTTATACCAAAGACTTTAGTATATTTCAAATCAACTCCTTTGTATTAATGACATTCTTTCCAATTCATACCAATCTTAACACCACCGTCCATAATCATAACTCCAAATAATTTCGGTCCTTCTTTAAAAGAACCTACAGCAATCTCTGCTGCACGCTCTGCGTATTCAGTAGGAACCATGAAATCTATTTCATCATGCATATAAATCAAAGGTTGGTATGGTATTTCCTCTTCTTCCAATTGTTGCATTGTTAACATTAATGCTGCACTACAAGTAGCTTTCTCTGCAGCTTGTAATAAATATACTAATAACTTATGGAAGCTATCTACATATAGTTTATTACCTGCAATACCAAAGATATAGCCATCTCCATACTGACTTGTCTTTCCAAAAATATTGCTTAATTTCTCAAGAAGATCACCTAGTCCAGGTACTGCTTTCTGAAAGCCATTCTTTAGCTTATTTCCTTTCTTTTTATCTTGAGAGCCAAATACGTAACCCCATAATTTGGCACCAGATGCTCCAAATAGAAATGCGTATAGAATACGTTTAGCAATACCACGAGGTACAATATGATCTATCTTCATACCTTTTAACACTTCAGTTAATACGTCAGCATTATATTGATGAATGTCACCTTCTAATAATAATTTAACATAATCTTCAGAACCTAAATAGTGTGCTAACCCTCTAGCTTGATTACCAGCACTATCTGCACCAATGAATTTCCAACCTTTAGAAACTGTAAATAATTCACGCATTTCTGCGCCCCATACAGAATCTACAGATGGAACATTAACGATAATTGAATGTCTTGACCGCATACTAGGTGTTCCAATAGTCATACACTCACCGTGTAGTCTTCCGTTAGAATCAGTGTTATTAATCCAAGTGGTTAGATTATTATAACGAGAACTAGTTGTAAGATAATCACAATAGAGCTTTCCATCACCACCTAGAAATTCCAAACTTTCTTCAGTTATCTTAGGTGATTTTTGTTCCATCTCTTTTGTTTCTTCATTCATCTTGTAGTTGTATTCGATTGGCACCCAACCGTTCCTAAATAAGAATATTTTAACATCTTGTACACTACTAAGTTTAAGAGGTTCAATTTCTATTCTAGAATATGGTCCATCTACCAATCTATCTTCATCTTGTCCTGTATCTGGAGATATTCCGAACCATGATGCAGTGTGAGAATTATAACAACCATTCATAGTCCATTTTGGAGCTTTAGGTTCTACTATACCTAATTTTTTATCTACAGCAACTACCTTAGTTCCTAATTTAGAGTTAAGTGCATCGAACGCGACCATCATTTCAGTTAACATAGTTTCATGCAATTCTCTTGCACGGTCTATATCAAATGGCCAACCTTTTAAAGCAGCATCAGCGCACCATCGAGAAACATAATGTTCAGCTCTAATATAAGTAGCCAATTGCGGTTGTTTCTCTATAGCAACACTTGCTTCTTCTGTTAAGTAATCCCAAACTTTTACTGTTAACTCTACATCGTTCTTACAATACTTCAACATATCTTCAGAATATTGAGACCAATCATTATGTTCCCCTTTATGGTGGTTGAGAAAATTTCCCCATTCTTCTAAATTATGTCTTCCAGACTTAAATCGTTTATAATCTAAAATTTGTGACAAGATTAATGTATCATTTACTTTAGTTTGTTTGCTTGGTTTCCAATTAAAAAGCCTCTCAAGAACTGGAATATCGTAACCTACAATATTATGTCCTACGAGAAGCTCTGCTTCACTAAATACCTTCATCCAACCTAGATCACCATTCAACCAATATTTTAGTTTAAGTGTTTCCAAGTCGTAGGCGCATATTATCCAACATTTCGTAACTGTTTGTAATAAACCGTCCGACTCTATATCAAACACATAACTAGACATCTAGTCTCCTTTTAATAGTTCTTGAATATCTCTAATCCTTATTGGTGTATTGCCATTAGCAATATAAGCCGTTAAAAATCTTAAATACCATAATGCTTTCTTTGTTTCTTGTAATTCAGAATCTTTACCACCAGACCTATCTAAATATTTTCTTACTTGTAATTCTACAGCTGCTTTAAAATTTTCTGGATTTCTAAAGTGTGGTAAATATTGCATTGATTCCAACCATTGTAATGTTACACTACTAGAATCTGGATTATTTTCAATATCTAAATATGCTTTATAGTGACTAGGATTAATATGGTCTTTTGTCACTATTTTAGCTTCAACTGCTGTAAATGTTTCTTCAATCTCTTCCGATTGTGGAGAGTCACTTAATAAATCACTAAGCGGATCCCATTTGGGTTTATCTCTCCATTGTATCGCCATTTCTAAACCAAGTCTGAAACCTTCTAAATCTTCCAAGTTTTCAATTTTACTACTAAAACCTTTCATTGTATTGTCTGTTACCAATATGAAGGGATGGTTTCCATTTTGAAAATTATCCAAAAACAATCCTTCTGCTTCAGAGAAATTTGTTGTTGTATCTATTCTCTTAGCTTGCCCTTTCGGGCAAGTGGGATGTATATATGTATCATATGTATATTTCATTTTATACCCTTAGAATACTGATTTAGCTTTAGGTTTTAAAGCAGGTGTTGCCGAGAAATTACCTTCGTCATCACCATTATCGTAATCATTATCTGCATCACCGTTATTGCTAGTTGCAGCAGGTGTAATTACTTCTGTTTGTGTTTTAGTAAAACCACCATCATTTTGCTGTAAATATACCATATGTTTAAGTAATTGTACAGCTTGCATTTGTGTACCAATTTTTGTACCTTTACCGTTTGGATCTGGATATTCAAATTGATAAATCTGAATATTAGCTACAGAACCATTTCCTACAGTACGAGGATCTACTGGTTGCAAATTACCATCTACTAATGTTGGTGCATCGGCTGGTCGTCCTTTACTATCAATGGAACGTTTACGTAAGTTACAACGCCATTGTTTATTACCTTCTGGTGTTAAGATTGCTTCACCAGCATTTTCATGGTCATCTGGATGTACCACTAATTTAGGTGCTAAATTTAATTGTTTCCACTCCTGCATTTGTACAGGGTCGCTAGTACGCATTTGTACTTCCCATGTAGGATTCAGTTTATTGAAACGAGCAGAGGGACGGTCTTGTTCTAATTTAACGAAATATATTTCAACGTTTTCTAATAATGCCATTTTAAGTTCCTTTTGGATTTTTGAGTTCCTAAATTACATTTGCGATTTAGGGTTAATTTAACCAGTTCATTATACGGTTAATAATACTTAAGTAATTCTTTCTACGATATCAATATATCTTTCTATTGTGTTGGCTTCTTCAAATATATTAATTTGATTACTAATCTCTTCTGAAGTTAAACTCAATGGAATAAATATGACATATCCTTCGTCTTCCGAGCTTATAACAATTTCATAAAACTTTTCTTTTTCAAAATAACTTATTTCTTCCCAATCTTCGGTAAATAAGTTTTCCTGTTCTGATAACATATCATAATCTTCTTCAGAATCGATATAGATAAATTTCATATTATAATCTTCACCACGTTTTGATAATGGTTCTAATAATAAATGAAGTGCCTTTGAATGTAGTTTATCCGATATCTTTGCCACATCTTCCAAACGTCTTATGAGTATCATTACTATTCCTTTCTTCACGCAAATGCGTATTCACTGTCTAAGATATTTTTAATATCCAAATTACCAATCTCCACTTGGCTTATATCACCATTAATATCTTCCATCAATTTAATTAACGGATCTGCTTCATATAATTCTACAAATGTTTCTCTAATTAGAATAAACAGTTCTGGTAAGTCTGGTAATAATGCACCAAACGAATCATGTATAGTAGTTATAGGAAATTCTGCTTTATTAACGGTTAGCATTAGATGAGCTGCGTCTAAACTATGAATTGCGTTTGGACTTGCACCTTGTGCTTGTTTCCTCTTGGAATAAATCGGCTCCTCTATATGACAAATTGCTAATTGATAAGTATTTTCATATCTACCAGTCGACAATCTTTTACCAACGGGTGCGCCATATTGCACCCATATCTTTTTAACCTTACCTTCTGTATAATGTTGCACAGCTGGAAAGTTAGTAATAGGAACAGTCCAAGATAAAAACTCTTCTTTATCTTCAGCTGCTCTACCTGCTTCTTCAAATACACTAAGTAATCTCATTGGTCTTTTTAAACTAATCTTACAATCATCGTATACCGCTCTACCCATAAAAGTAGCCCATTGTGTTTCGATTGCAGTTAATTGATCAATACCATGTTTACGTGCATCTTCCGCTTGCTGTGAACCCATTCCATATGCACTAGCACCATATGCAATAGTCATCGTGTTTCTTTTACAAATTTTACGTTTGTGTTTCGCATCTGTAATTCTTAACCAAAATACTACAGCTGCCTTTTTTATCACTTCTAAATTCTCGTTTCTAAACATACGCAAAGCTTCTATAAGATTCTTTCTAAGCTCACTTTTAAGTTCTGCTTTTTGTATGTCTTGTTTCATCATTGTGATAATTTCAATTACTGCTTCACAATCTAGGATTTCTTCTTTAGTAAGGTTATTTTTAAGTTTCTCTAAACTTTCCCATACATGATCGCCTACATATGTATATAGATCACCTGGCAAGTCTAGTGGAACTAAATTAACTAATGGTGCAGTTATTTCATCTTTAGTTAATGCAGAAAGATGCTGACTGCCATTAGTACTGCCATCAATATAAGCTTCAAAATTAGTTAGATAATCATATTCAAGAATTTCTTCTTCTTGAATTAATCTACTGCATAATTTTTGCCAATCTCTAAATCGTTTTAGTTCGAAACAAGCTGATATAAATTGCCACGGTTTATCTGCTTTCATCCAACCTACATTTACTTTAGGATTCTCTGCATAGGATAATAATATCTCTTCATTATCCAACGCCCAATATACTCTGTCATTTAAAGGTATTTTATCTGTTTTTGCTTCATCTTCTCTACCTGCACTACCTGCCCAAGTGTTTGCAATAGCAACCATTAACCAAAAGAAACCTTGTTCGGTTATCTTTTTACGGTCTTTACGTCTTAATAAACCTTTAGACAAATCACACCCTTGTTCGTGTAGATATGCTGTAGCTACATACTTTCTTCCTCTAAAATCTAAATAATATAAATGATAAAATGTTTTATCTAAAAACCTACGAGCTATATCGCCAATGGCTTTTGCTTCTCGCACTTTAGATATTTTAGCTTGTGGATTTTGCATTGCCCAAATTTCAGAGAATGCATCAGTTTTATTACGTAATGCCCAAGCTTGTAGTTCATAGATATCTGTATCTATTGTCCATCCCACTTTTTGTGCTCTATTTACTACGTTAAATACTATCGGATGCGTTTCAGGTTTTAGTGTAGCTAATACATCTCTATTAGCAGTTTTAACTAACATAACACCTGTAGAATGTTGGGTAGAAGTCCAATCATCGTACGGAGTTAAAGATGGTAATTTCTCAGTATGTTCAATAGGTATTTGAAGCCATAAACTACTTAATGCTTCTTCGTTTAATACTGTTATGATATAGGTAGCATGTCCATTCGAACTTTGACCTAATTGTACAGATATTAAACCTAATATATCTAATGTATTTAAAAGAAATGCACCTGTCTTTGCTGCAAGAGATGAGTCTCTTTTAATCTCTTGTTTATTACGTACACCATGCCCTATAGCTGAAATCACTTCAGAAAGAAGTATAGATTTCTTTTTAGAATTTCGAGTATACAGATATGTAACACTTATGGTAGTGTCTACGAGGATATCTATCGGGGTTGTTTTTAAGATCTTAACTGGATTCTGTGCTGAGAGTTCAGTATCCATTCTACTATTTATTGAATCAACTATTTTTTGTCTCGTTAAATTCATTATAAACCTTAAAGATGTTTTGGAATATGTTTAATTATATTATAACAAATAATCAATAATATTATGTCGACCATTTTAATTGTGCCAAGTAAATACAAATAGTTCCTAAGATAATAGCATCAAAAGATAACTTAGTAAATATTAAAAGTAATAACATTATGATTATAACGTGAGTTGCTTCAGTATTCATTGCAAACCTTCTTATTATTGTTATAAAAAAAAAAAAAAAAAAAAAAAAAAAAAAAGAAATGACCAACCATTAACCTTTTTAGGGTTTATGGTCGGTCGGTGTTAAGGATAAAATCTTAATAATTTGGTTTGAAGACTACCAATATATTTTTCTTCTACAAAAAATGGAGTAGGGTCTATACTGTCTATTATAAAAATAGCTCTAACCCAAATTGGATTAAATATAGAACCTTTAACTTTTTTTATTTCAGATATAAAGAGTTTCTGCAAATCAAATTCTCTTACTGTGAAAACAAAAGAATTATCTAAGGTAAAAGAATTCTCGTTATAAGCGAGTTTAGGTTCTTTAGCCTTAGATATAAAACATTTAAGAACTAATTGGCTCATTTGGTGTCTCTTCCTTTGGATAAAAGAAACGGATAACTTTCCAAACGAAACTAATAAACCATACAACAAACATAATACCTGCAATAGCTGCTACAATAGAAAACACTACCATAGCTGCGCTACTAACAAAATATATACCTAGAAAACTTGTTGCCGTAATGGTTACCCATAATGCAATCCACACTAAAGATGAAATTGCGAATTTAAAAATTGAAAGTGCTATACTACCTGTTTTTGTAACAAAGTTGAACATTTTAAATCTCCTATTGGTTAGATTACTATAAGAACGTTATTGCTTGTTCTTCATATAAGATACCTCTTTTTCCGCAAGAAAAATATGATTTCCTTCACTTCCTACTACGTCTAATTTGCGTGTCCATATTGGCGCACGTATTTTAAATTGATTATAAAAATATTTAACGTGTAAAAAGCGATGTGGTATGTCAAACTCTCTTCGAATCAGAGCCTGACCTACTTCATTTACGATAATTAATTGTTCATTAGAAATTTCTTTAGGCTTTTCAAGTGTCCAAGAAAATTGTGAAGGTTCATATACAACATCACAAAGATCCCTTTTAGAACTAATCGCTCTATTTAACGTAACTTGACCAACTAAAGCTATACCTAATTTACTTTCGCCTCTTGCTTCATGATACATATTTTTTACTAAACAATTAAACTCCCTTCTTGTTAAACTTATCTTCGATACTTTATTTACTAGATTATGTTTTTTAAACGCTTCATTATCTTTTGTTGATTTCGTAAAAATTAACGTAGTTAATAACATTAATATTACAAGACTTCGTTTTGATAAAGAAATTTGCATAATTCTCCTTAATTAAACAAATGAGCTCCAGAGGTGTGTGAACCACCACTAACAAAACCCAATGTATTAAAGCTACTACCAATACTTACCACTGTTTTATGAGGTACTTCTTTTCTATGCTGCATTTCATATGTACGCCCTTTAATTGGACTACTCGCAATCGCTAATGGAATTCCGAATTTAAACTTTAGAGAATCAGGATAGTTTTCGGGATGAAAACTTTTATCTTTTGAATTTCTATAATGTAAATCATCTTTCCAAATTTTACCAGATCTTATAGAATAAATAGTACTCTTATGAACGCTTAATTGTTCAGCTATCTCAAAATCTGAGACACCTTCTTTTATTAAACGTTTAATAGAGTGTACTTCATCTGCAGATAAGTTATTACGTTTACGAGTAGTTGTCATTATTTTAACCCTACCAATCTTTTTACAAACGCAGTAAATGTAGATTCAGGGATTAAAGCTTCAGTTAATGAGAATGTTAAAGCTTTATTAAGAGAGTAGAGTCTAGTGATTTCCTTATTTAACATAGCGATCTCTAAAGTAGATTTCATTAACTCGCTCTCTAGTACAGAGTAGTCCTGACGTTCTAACTCTAAACTTGTGTTTAAATTAAAAATCTTCTGTTCAAGCTCTGCTATTTTTAACTTCATAGGTGGCGTCTTTGTTGCTTTTACAGCTGTCATTTTAATCCCCTTAACTAAATAAATAAACTACGAACAAACTAAAAGAAATACCCAATAATACAACCCAACCCGCTTTGATAGTAAGTGAGGGTTCATATTCTGTTGCTAATCCTCGATCTTTATAATCAATCATTTTAATTCTCCTTAGACATCCGTCTCTTCAAAAGTTGTTTCAGATTCCTCTGAATAATGCTCTGGTTCATCCACTATTTCAGGTTGTTCCATTAGTGTTCCCATAGTTAATTCCTCAACTATTTGTACAAAGTCTTTCATTCTATTTCTCCTTTTAATCTCATTTCTATTAATTCTACGAACCCCGTAGCGAGTTTTACACCAGTTACTTCTGCAATATTATTTTCTTCTAACCACTTACACATACCTTCATTCTCGCTATAATCCTTAACCCAAATACAACCTTCGGCAGGTCTTATAGCATGTCTAACACTTATTCTTAAGAATGGCATATAATAACCTTGTTCATCATTAGAATATAACGAGAGAGCAGGGCTATTATCTGTCATGTAATGTTCTGTTACTATTTTAACATTGTACTCTTTATCCTCTATTTTGTAAATCATAAAATCCCCGTTAATTGAATTAAGAATATTTTAGTTCTTCATATAAGATACCCTAATTTCCGCAATTATTAAACCAAAAACCATCCCATATAAGAATGCTTCTTTATAACACAATAAATAATCTATCATAAGTTTCCGATTAAAAAGCCCTAACATATCAGTTATGATATATCAGGGCTACATACTACATATTACGTTCGAAATGTGGCATATCTTTAAAATTATTAAAGTGTCCGCCCCATTTATTCCTTACATTTAATTTCTCCCAGAAATCCCCAAGAGGTGCTAATACATTTTTATCACAAACATATTGACCGTCTTTAAAGAAATTCAAGTCTCCAGCTAATTTCTTAATATGATTACTATTCATAGTCTTACTACGACCAGTATCTACATAAATCTTTTGCTGTTCGGGTGTTCTTAAGAGTTCACCAGCTGTTACAGTGAAACCTTTACTAACCGCAAATTCAATAAGCTTACAGAAGTCTAAAAGAAATGCTTGTTGATTTTCAATCAAAGGGCTCATTATTCTACTCCCTTAATTTTCTCAACTGTTCTTCCTACAAAGTATGCTGACATAACAATCATACCCCATTGTGCTAATAATTTGACATATTCAACATTCACATCAATATGTGCTGCACTTAACAATGAGAATATAGTATATACAGTTAAAATAAAAATCAAAGTCATAGGACGAATATTCTTAGATAACCAAGAATCTGAAGTCATATCACCTAACCATCTAGCAGTCACTGCTTCTGAGGCTGCTTTTTCACTATCTGCGTCGATTCTTTTTGATTCGATTTCAAGTTTCTTTTGTTCGAGAGCCATAGCCAAGAGATCGGATTCATGTTCCATTTCTTTCATTTTAAGTTGAGATAATAATTCAGGTGTTAAATCGTTAACATCATTAGGGATTTTGATTCCTAATTTGTCTTCTACGATTTCCTTGCCTTTAATTGTTATTGCATTTACTAAAGTGTTTAAACCATTGCTGGCTAGTGATGATAAAATAGGTATTAATAATGGTAACATTCTATTCCTTTATGATATGATTATATTAGATTAACTACATCCTTAAAGTTCCACGCTAGCTACTAGTGTCTCCCTCTAGCTTATTCTAGATATAATACTGGGGAAAATGGCTTGAATCTTTAATTTAACCAGCTATTTCAAGGCTTAACGAGTGTTCCTCCTATGGTTTTTAATTATAGAAAGAACACAAAGATAAGACCAAAAATTTTAGGCGGGTTGATAGTGAGGTATCAAACTGATTTTAACTTTTGACTATGCTCACGGCTCGGTGTCTGAGATGGTGAGTTATGGTGCGAAGTGTTCCAAAGTGCAACATACCCAAATTGCGACCACCCTTGTAATTTTAAAATACGACATAGATTATCATTTTTATAGAGTTGACTACAAGTAGACATTACGTACTTTGCCTTAAGACCTTCTGCATATTTTATCAAACCTTCGTGAGCAAGTACAACAGCTCTAAAGGCTAACATACCTTCTAATCTGCAGAAATAATACATTTGTTGCACAGTTTTCTCTGATGAATGCATAGTACTTATTTGCATACCAGCAATAAAACCATGTATCTCATTATTAAATTTTATTAATCTTACATAAGAACCAGAGCTTAATGCTTTTCTAAACTCTATTAGGCACTTCTGAGAATCTATAGGTATCATACCAATTGGATTTTCTCTAGCATATAACATCGCTATGAATTGCAAGTCGTCATCAGTTTTCGGTATCTCTAAATGTAAACCTAATTTTTCTGGTTTATAATAATTAAACATACTAATCTCCAATAGCCATCCAATTTAAAGTACCTGTAGCCAATACTTGTGATGATGTTAGATTAAAAGTATATGAAGTGAAGTTAAAAGTATTATAAGGTGTAGTAGTATTTGTAACTAAACTACGTCTATAGACTCTAGCCGTTCTGCTTCCAATCGTAGCATTTACTGTAGAATTCTTATCCACATTTCTTATAGCTGTTGACTCTAATGTAATAGCTGTAATAGATAAATTTGAACCTGTTCTAGTAGCATATTCTGTATAAGCCGCTACAGAACCATCCCAAGATGGAGGAATACCTGCGTACCAATTTTGTGCCCAGCATACAAAGTTTAAATCTACAGTACCGTTCATTCTAGTAACCACACTAAGACCTGTTTGGTATCTCGGGTAATTCCAAGTAGACCAACTATAATTAATAGTGTATGTGTAATCTATCTGATAAATTTCCCAAGAAGTATTTAATGAGGAAACTGATAAACCTGCACTAGCTGTCACTGTAATCGAAGCATTTGCACCGTATGATAAACTATTAAATGCATTAACTGCACTAGTTATTGGTATTAAATCTTCAGTACTATAGTTGTAGCTTATCGCACCAAATACACTAGTGTTTACATCACTCGCTGTATACTCTATATAAAATTCCCAAGTATTTGCAGAGGGAAACGATGCAGTAATATTATCTGTTATTAAACCTGATGTAACAGCACCTATTGTAACTACTCTTGCTGTTGTAAATGTATAAGCACTTCCTGAACCACTTATCCTATATCCTACTCTATAACTAACTTGTCTATAGAAATATTGATTAGAGCCGTTTCCACGATAGCTCATTACATCAACATTAGCTGTTATACTTGTACAGTTTGCAGATGTAATTGTAGTAGCGCAATTATAAGTATTTGTATTAATTACACTAGAATTTTTATTTTGTATGCTACTTCCGCTATTAGCAGCTAGATTTAGTGTAGCAACTGGTAAAAATGTCCATACCATAGAACCTGTACTCGTTTCTGCAATATTTAGAGCTTGACAAAGAATAGATTGGTTTTGACCACTATATAACGTATTATAGAACTGAAGATTATAAGGAGACACTATAAGCTTAGGCTGTGTTTTCCAATAACCAGGTAATGTTACACTTGTATTATTAACGGCAGTTCCCATCTCATTACGTTTTAAATAAGCGTATTCAAATGTTTGAGATAACGCAGGTACATATCTGAATAATTTAAAGTTACCAGCATCCATTCTAGAATAATCACCTAATCTACTATAGGCACTAGCTGAATAAGATTCTATCCAACCTTCACCAGATAGTTTAAGGTTACCACCCATATTAATAGTTTGAGCTACATTTAATTCGCCTGTTAATATCTTATCAGCAGTTAAATTAGAGATTTGTGCGCTTCCAATTGCACCATTAGCAATAATTGCACTACCTGCTGTAATTGCACCTGCAGTTATTTTAGTCGCACCTATTGAACCAGTTACAATTAAATTACCATCGATTACTTGTCCAGAAATTGCCCAAGCACCGCTACTCCATATCTTAGTCATACTCCATATATCAGAGAATGTTTCAGTTACAGTATCACCCTCTACGTTAGCTGTCCCAGTTACTGCTAATACTCTAGCTGTAGCCGTAGCATCGTCCCAATTCGCCAAAGCCACTGTACTGTAAAATACGCCAGAACCTCTAGCACCCGTTGCACCATTAGTACCGTTTATACCATTAGTACCGTTAGTTCCATTTTGAGCTACAATTACAGGCGTAGACCAAATTCCAGCTGTCACTGCCACTGTAGGCGTTGTTGTGCTAAATGTAAATGAAGTTCTATACGTTGCCGTCGTACTTCCATTAGGCATTGTTCTAGACCAACCTGCAGTCAAGTTACCAGCAGTAAATGTATCTGTACTAAAATTATAAGTAGCTGTTGTTGATGTTGGTGCTACTGTAATGCCTGTTGAGTATAACTCTAATACAAAAATACTAGTACCATTAGCACCTACACCACCTGTTGCACCATCTACAACTACAGGCGTTGTTTGCTCATCTAACCTAGTTACTACACCTCCTGCAAGATATAATTCTGCTTTAATTGAAGTAACACCTGTACCTGAAGGGGTATAAACTTTAGAAGCTTCATCAGCGACTGAAGTATAAGCGGCTGTTCCACTGCCATTTTCATAAATTTTATAACGACCACTATAAATAGCAGGAGTAGTTACTCCCGATTGAGACATAGCTGAGAACGTAATAGTTGTCGGAGTAAACACTCCACCTATTGTTTTTTGTAATGCAGCTACGGATGATACCAACCAATATGAAGTTGAATTTGTACCGTTGCTTCCTGCAGTACCAGCCTTTGCTTTACTAAAAGATTGAGTTTTAGTTATTGTGAACAATGTACCTATAGAAGATTTACCAGTAATTGTATAAGTAATTAAAGATGTATCTGTGCCTGTTGCAACACCAGAATGATCACCTACAGTTACATAAGCACCAGAATCAGTTAAACTACCTCTAGTAATGTTTGTAACAGCACTTGTAACTGTCCAACTACTATTAGCCGTTCCAACACCATCATATAGTAATTCAGTAGCACCTTCGTATACTCTTATTTGTGTTCCAGAACCTACGTAAGTATTAACAGTACCGTCAGCTGCTGAAGGAAATACATGTGATTCATTACTTAAAATAGCTGTAATTGCATTCACACCAGCCGTACCAGTTGCACCTTTAAATACTACTGGAATTACCTGAGTATCTAATAAGGTTGCACCTGCTACAGTCGCTTGATTATAAAGCTTAACAGTATAAGAAGTTCTACCTGCAGTAGCTAATGGCGACAATGTAACAGTATTTGCAGTTGCAGTCGTAGCTTCTGTATCACCATTACCTGTAACAGTAATAAATCCATAAGTAGAAAGTGATGCCCCAATTAAAAGTTTTCCAGTAATTGTGGTAGAAGTGTGTAAGCCTATAGTAGCTGCATCTGGCTCTTGTTTGAAAATAACAGGAGCTAAGATATCTAAATAGTAAAGAGTTGCATTTGTACCAGATATACCAGCTTTAGCTTTTGCAAATGTTTGAGTTACTGTTAATGTAAATGTTGCGCCATTACTTCTAACACCACTTATTAAATAACTAATATTAGCAGTGTCTGCAGTCATCAATGAATGAACACCCACTGAGGCATAAGCACCAGCATCGGTAATTAAACCAGTAGTAATACTAGTTGGCGTTGCCACTATTTTCCATGAACTATTAGTAGTTCCAACACCGTCATAAAGAAGTTCAGTAGCACCTTCATACAAATGAATATCTGTACCAGAGCCAGTATAAACACCATTTGCACCAGCACTGTCTGTTGGTATCGTATGAGTGTCATTTGAGAGGATTACTGATAATGCACTTACACCGTTATCACCATTTTGTGAAATTATTACTGGTGTAGACCATGTAGTTGCAGTTAAAGTTGCTGTTGTATTCGCTGTGGAGTATATATATTCACAAGCATATGTTGGTATTGTAGAACTAGTAGGTTTTGTAAAAGACCATCCAGCAGGGGCAACTTTTGCATTAGTAGAAAAATTATAAGTACCACCAGTTGGTGTAGCAGGTAAACTTCCTACTTGTTTATAGATTGTGGCTACATAAACAGAATAAATTCCTTCATTCAACATTCCATAGGGAATTAACGGCAAAGCTACAGCTACCCCGTTAATCCCACCATAAGCAGATGAACTCTCTATACCATCTTTAGAAACGTTTTTAGACCATAATCTTAATTTAGTTCCAGTAGGATAAGAAATAGTATCTGAAATTCCAGAAAATTCTTTTATGACTGTTGCCGCACTAAATGTCGGAAGAGCTGAAATACCATCCCAAGTAGCAGCGTATATTCTTGTAAAATTATGACCATGACCTGCTGTATAGGAAGGAATAGTTGTTATGTTAACAAATACAGTATTTACTCCTACAGTTGCATTTAATGTAGTTGCTATTGGTGGTGCTGTTAAATCTTTAATATATTCAATATCTAATTTCAATAAAGAAATAGTTAAATAGTAAGTAACACCGACATATGTGGCTGCAATATTAAAGGAACCCGTTTTATCAGACAATGCAGTTACTGTGAATTTGCCTTTATTAGCAGTATTAGTATTATCAATAGTAACTGTACAATTCACTGAGCTGTAAATAGAATAAGAAACATCCGTATTTAATGTTATATCAGTAGTACCACTTATTAGCACAGAATTGCCTACTGCATTAGAATAATCAAAACCATTAGATGCCCCAGCATATGGAATATTTATTACCATATTTGGAGATGATAATTTTACAAATGCTGCTTTAAATAACACAGGAGTTACCCATGTAAGTGCGGTATCTGTATCACTCATCGCTGGTTTGCTTGCTCTAGTTTGAGCAACGTATAAAGGCAATACACTCTCACCTGCTACTACTGACCAACCAACAGGAACAGTTGTTAATGTCATTGTATCAAAGTCAAAAACTCCACCAGTTGGTATTGTTGGAATAGTTGCTGAATATTTAAATATCGACACAGAAGCAAATATTGAATCACCGATAACAGCTCTATTGATACCTACTGATAATTTTGGCCATTGAGAACCTAATCCATTATTTCTTGGAGCGATACTTCTATTGTTAATTCTTGTTACAACTGTTAACGTATAAGTAGCTGTGGGTATTGAAGGTAATTCAAAATAATTATTAGAAGTAGACCCAATATCAATCCAAACAGTTGTATTTGTTACCGACCCAATTGCAGTAGTTGTGTATTTGACATCAAAAGCTTCTATTCGTATGTTATCAGGAGCAGTCCAAGATAATCTACCAGAGGATAAAGAATTAAATAATCCTGTAGTAGTATAAGCCAACCCTGTACACTGAGGAATTTCTTCGTCAAATAAAATACGAGGTGCAACTATTTCATTATCATTTGCATTCCAAGCTAATACTCGTGCATCGTATTTAGACGCAGTTATTTCAGCATTACCTTTAGAGTCTACTTTAATCTCTTCGATACGCATTACTTCACCAGGAATATTTAATACGTTACTTGATACTTTTATTAGATCACCTGGTTCTAGGTTAGTATGTCTGGTAATGATAGTAAACTTATATACAGTAGAACTTCTAGAAAATCTTACACGTTGTTCTGCTTTTGCCATTGCATGGTAATAATCAGTAATACCAGCTTCAAAGAAATCAGCTTCCAATGGATGTCCAGAATCTTCTTCTCGGTAAACATTATATACATTGGCATCATTATATGGCACCCATGCAGTGTCTACGAATGGTGATAATGTAGTAGTTGGATTTACTAATAACGTCCAATATGTAGCATTACTAGGTGGGAATTGTGCATATTGAAACTCTGGTCTAACATAACTAGGATTAGCTGCTAATTGTGCTACATAATATGCTTCTATCAATGCTGGTGCATTAGTGTTAAGTGTATATTGATTTCCATTATATAATACTCTTTCGTGAGCAACATATATAATAGATTGATCCCAATCGCCAGAATACATAATATTACCAGCGCATTGATACTTGATACCTAAGTATGTTACAATATCGCTTCTTCCGTATACACCAGTTAAACTCCAAACGCCTCTATCTACTGCTGGACCAGGTATAGAACCAGCTTTAAATGGCCATGATACTGAATCTTCTACAAAATCTTTAGATTCGTTTAGAAATCTTACAGTACAGAAATTATAGCGTTCACTAGCATTTGGCCATGCTATAGTATTATCACCAGAACGTATAATATCATCGTCTGTTAGATAAGCACTTATTACATCTTGTGTCCAATATATATTATTTTCCAAATACGTAATATTATCTGAGGGAGAAGAAGGAGATGTCGAAGCAATCTTTGCTCTATATAAATTGTTTGAATATTGAACAACTGTATCTATAGGGTATGAAGTATTGTTAGCATATATACTTGGATACTCAATACTAATCTTATATTTACCACCAGACCAAACTAGTTCAGCTTGTCCCATTGTTTCTAAAATAGTCTCAATATTGTCTCGAATAGTTCTAGATGGTGATATCGTTAAATTACACTCATATAATTTAATACTTCTAGTACCACCTTTTGCTGACCAATATTCGCCTTCTAATGGTACGCTGGATAATACTGTTTTATCGCATAGCTCTGCTGCATATTTAAACGAAGGCAAATCAATATATTCTATTTCCAAACCTCTACCATATACAGTATTGGTTAAGTAATCTAATAAACATAATGCAGGATTATTACTATATGCTTTAGTTGTAGATAAGGATAATGTAGTATCACCTACTATGGAATGTATTTTTAGACCTTCTACTATAAATTTAACATCTGGTACACCATTATATTGATAATCATCTCTATTTAATGCGTACACTGCAGTTACATAAGCAGTATTTGTAAATGGTCTTGTTATAGAGTAGTTACTAGTTAATAAAGGGTCTGCATATCCACCAGAAGGATAGAAGTGAAATCTATGTCCACCCATCGTACGACCTTCGTCCAAATACTCTTTAGCACCTACTACACTATTGAATTTAGTGTCCGTGTAGTTTCTACCATCTACTACAATCATTTGACAACTTTGGATATCGCCAAAACATAATGCGGTCTGAACTGTTAAGAATTCATGTTTAACACCAGTTCTGTTTGCATCCAATGAATTTTGAAATATAGTAGCACCACTATTAGTAGCAACTCCTGCATTGACATAATTATTACTGGTATTATGGTACACACGTACACCACCTAATAAACCCCTACCATATTGTACAGGAAGAAGTGACGCTTCGCCTTCTGAAGCTATCTGAAAACCTTTAGCAGCATCTGCTCTTTCTTTTGCTTCTCTTTCTAATTTCTTTTGGCGTTTACGAGCAGCTTTAGCAGCAGCTACTTGTACCACCATACTTACTACAAATAATATAGCCGATATCATTATTTCTTCCCCCATAAAAGATTAATAGCTTTAGAACCGCTATAAACATCATCGAAGGAAGTATCAGAAACATTTATCTGTCTCATACTATCTCTAGAGGTATAAAATGGTTTCGTTAAATCTAAACTTGACATCGGTGAAGTACATTCTAAAACTGCCGTAACTTGACCTTCTGTATCTGCAGCATATCCATGAGAATCAATAAAGCCTTTATAAGCAATTACTAAATCATCTAAATTAGTAAATGGAGAGCCAGGCAATACACCATCTATAACTGAATTACTTGTATTATAGAAACCAATATATACAGTAACAGGTGTACCAATTATGCCTTCCTCAAATCTTGTTCTAAAAACAAAATCATTATCAGAGTAAGTTATCTTATATGCCTCTCTATCTACAACAGAAGAAAGTCTTGGTGAATCAATACCTAATAGCGCATTATCAGAATCAAAAGTACCGAAACCTGCTACAGTAACATCCATTGGTGTATTCGTATGATATACTGAACCACTTTTAAAATCTAATTTAACTAAAAAGTAAGGTGATAGACTATCTGAGTCTATTACGTTCGCTACGTTGGCGCTATATGTTTTCATTATAATGCCTCTATGAATTTAACAGAACCTTGACTTGATAATACACCATCTGTATATGTGATACCTAATTGGGTATCCGCATCATACCTAGCATACATTGTTACTTTATCGCCAGTAACTAATAGTGTACCTGCAGTAACAGTAGAAATTAAACTAGGTGAGATACCAACCCCAATACCTGATGTGCCTTTACTTGTTATTAAATATACTTTAGAATCACCAGCAAAATTAATAAATTGACCAGTTAAATCTAATGCACCTAAACCAGTTAAGTCAATAGTACTTGAACCTTGTGCTTTAGTATTAATCATAGATAATGACAATGTTTGACTTAATTTAGTTGGTGTGAAAACTTGTGGTATTCTTAAATAGAATACGTTTGTATGTCCATTCAATACTGAATGAACTAAGAAATTTGATGAATCATTTGTCGGCATAATATCTGCCTCTATTTCCCATCTTTGTACATTTTGAGAATTAGTTTTTCTCTTAAGACTTAATGTATCTGAGATAAAAGCTGGTTGATTACTTCTAACAGCTAGAGGTGCAGAAAATATGTACTGTAATTCGCTATCTAATCCAGTGTTAGTGGATGTTTTTAAGACTCCGTACATAAGAATTCCTTATAAAAATTACCGCTAGATATATTATATCTATCGTATACACGGTATATTGTTAATTATCTATATCCACTTTCTCTGTTATTTTGGTTTACACCAACAGCGATTTGAGGAATCATAGCTTGTATTTCATTTCTAGTTTGACGTGAGATATCGCCAGTAACATTAATATTAAATACTGATTGTTGCGTATTTAAAGTTTTATTATTAGCATCACGTTGGACTATTGCAGAATTTAAAGCACTATAAGCAGAACCATCAACCATACCTCCTGTTGCAAAGCGAGGTATACCGTCTGCATTTATTGCTTCTAATAATGCTCTATTTTGTTTAGTAGCTTTAGCATTTACCACAAACTCACCATTAGATAATAAAGCTCTAATAGAATCGGAAGTTCCAGTGCCAGCACCAGAAACATGACCACCTGTGGCTAGTGTCATTGGTCCGTATTGAAGGAAGTTAGAAAATGTTTCAAATCCGCCAGAAGAAAATAAACCACTAATTCCACTAAATAATCCACCTAACATCCCACTACCTGAACTTCCACTAAACATACTAGTTAATCCTTGCCAAGCACCTTTTAGCAGACTACCCAAGCCAGTTAACCCTTTCATGAACACTCCGCCTAAACTACTAAAGAAGCCCTGTTCGGTTGAGATAACTTGATCTGTATTCAACTGTTGAGAGGCTACAATAGCGATACCATCTGCAGAAATTTCTGTAGGTGCTGGTGGCCCCATGAATGCGTTATTACCTAATATATTACTAGCTGCAAATCCGTTAGATAATGTTGCACTAGACATAGTAGCTGTTAGCGTATTAATTGCCACCACTAAAGATGAGTTAGACATTATTAACGGTTCATTATTACCGCCTAATAAACTAGCACCTTTGCCAAATACATCCATACCCATATTTTTAAACATTGTACTTAGTGTTCCACCAGCTTTAAATAATGAACTAGTCAAACCATCTACAAAACTATTTATTACTGCTTCTGAATACGCTTGCGCCATTGAAAGTATTGCGTCTTTAACACTTGCTGTTCTATTTAATACAGATTTTAAGCCATTCGCAAAAGAATCTTTCATTGTATTAGATAAATCTTCTCCAGCCTTCCAAGCTAATGTATCTTGAACTCTTAGCGTTTTAGATTTAGCTATAGCTAATCCTTGTTCTAACCCTAATTGTAGATTATCTATACTATTTTGTGCTACTGCTCTTTCTTCATTAGTTGTATCAGCTTTAGACAATACTGCCATTTGTTCTAATATTTTATTACGAATAGATACTAAAGGTTCTAAGATAGCACCAGACATTCTATCTAATTCAGATTGACTTAAACTTGCGCCTGCCTTAGTATATTTCTCTAAGTTAGTTTTATCTTCGGAAACACCTTCTATTGCTAATGCTAAATTCTTCTTAGCTTGGTCTACAATACTACGTGCTTGTGCCTCTAATGCTGGATTATCTTTAAATGTATTATTTTCCAATTGTTTCTGGAATATTTCAATCAATCTGGCTTGATTATCAATATAATTTCTTTGAGTCTCAGTAGTGTTTAAATATCCTGTGTCAGATAAATTACCGCCAGATTTCTTAATACGTGCTAAAGATAAAGAAATTGGTGAACGCATATTATTAGCCAATGCTTCGGCTTCATCAGATATGGCTCTTAATTTATTCATATTCTCTAAAGAATTTCCAATACCTAATTGACTTTGATCGTTTAATGTCTTATATTTTGCAGTTAGCCCAATCAAAGCGTTTTTAGTTTCATCCGTTGCACTCGCCCATTCTAATTGTGTAATAACAGCAGTTGGGAACATATCTATAACTGTTTTAGCGGTTTCACCATACGTGCCATATTTAAGTTTTAAATTATCAACTAAATCCATTTGGATTTTAATTAATTTGTTTAATTTAAATTGGTCTTCGCCTTCCTGATTTTTCTTTAGATTAAGTAAGTCTAACGTTTCTACAGCTTTTGCCAGTTCACTATTCATACCACCTAATGCATCGAATTTAGCAGGTGTCATGTCAAGACCCAATGCATTTAATTTCTCAAATGTATTGGCTAGTGTTTTAGGTTGAGCCTTTAGAGATAATGCAGCACCTTCTTTTTGTAATTTAGCAGATTGTTTAGCTAATTCTAAAGATCTCTTAGATAATTGGTCAGTTCCTTCAAAAGATAGTTCATAGTTAATAGCCGCCATTTCTTTACCAATTTCAGCTAATCTACTTCTAACATCTTTAGGAATGTAGAATAACTGTGCTAAAGAGGCATTTGTACCTGCCATTCCAATTTCTTGTAATATAGTTTCAAATGTTCTAACTGGTGGATTTAAATCTCTATTCACTTGAATAAGTTGCTGTTCTAGTTGAGCTAATTCACCAGCATTCCCATACCCTTTCACAGCAGCTACTTCTATAGCGTTCATTAATTTAGCACGTTTAATCATTGAAACTGCTCTGGCATCAATACCTTTAGCACTAACAGGTCTTCCTGCACCCATTAATTCACTAGTGTCAATAGCCGTTCTTCCTAAAGAAAGTATAACAGAATTTTGTAAAGCACTTTTTACAGATGCCGAATAAACTTCATACCCTCTCTTAGCCTCTGGACTTAATTCCAATTTAGAATTTAACATAGTGTTTTGCACACTACTTAAATCTTGTAATTGACCGAGTATTTGCTTTTGTTTACTAGTGCTTAATTTAGAAATTAGCGCATCATTTAATCCAGAGTTTGTACTTGCATTAAGGGTTGCAATACTTTCTGGTAATGGTATATTGTTTTGACCGCTAGTAGCTTCATTGTTTATATTTCTAGTGGTAGTTTCTATTTGTATCGATATTTTGTTTCTTTCAGCAAAATCTTTAGTTTTCACTAAATCTAGTTGTAATTTAGCTAATAAAGTAGTAAAACCTCTTATTTTATCAAAAGAAGACTGATCTCTAGAAAATAAAACATTATCTGAAATTGTAATATTTGCTTTAGCTAAATCAGCTTGTAAACCAGTTAACGATTCGTTAAAAGCTTTAACTGCTCTTTCTCTCTTAGCAAATGCATCTAATTCAGTTAATGCGCTTACTGCAGCGTTAAATGCTTGTTTCTTATTTTCCTGAGCTTTCTTTTGACTCTCTTTTGTACCACTTGTATTGAACCAATTTCCAGAAGTATCAGTTTGAATTAAAGAATCCTTACGAGCATCAATATAAGCCTGCATCGCTTTCTCTACATTATCTTTCAATTTCTGATTAGTAATACTAGACATATCACCTAAACCATTTGCCAGCTTTTGTAGAGTTTCTGTTTGTGGGTCAGTTTTCTGTAACATTGCACTATAAGCAGTTGCCTTTTTACTTTGCAATTTAATCAAGAAATCATCACTAGACTCACCTAAACTAGATGTTATATTATACAACTTATCTAATCTACTTTGATTTATTCTATTTTGTAAACGTCTCATTAATGGGAAGTCTGAGCCACTTGGAAGACTTACAGCATTTATATTTTTCAAAGATTGTTGTAATTCTGGACTAGTCCTAGAAGCAGCGCGAGCAGTATCTCTTTTAACATTTTCAATAGAAGCTTTTACTGCATCCCTAGTGGCTGGCATTAGTTCACCAGTCAATGCAAACTCTTTATTAGCTGAATCAACTTGTGTTTTTAATTCTGTCATTGATTTAGTTAATTGTGTGTCATCTAAGGCAGTTAATAATTTCTGGTCTATTTGTTTAAACCCTAAATCACCGATAGTGATATTACCAGCTTTAGTATCTGGAAGTATCTTAGTATATTTAGAAGCATCTAGTTGCTGATGTCTGTCTAATCTATTAGGACTAAATCCAGTCATTATTCTAACATTATCCCAATTATCAGATAATGCTTTAACATAACTAGTTCCGTTACGCATACTATCCCACAAACTTGCTAAACCAATTACCAATACAGAGGTAACTGCCGTTACTCCTCCGACTACAGCAGCAGCCATTGGGAAACTTAATGCCATAAAACCCGCAGCAATACCTGCCAATGTTTCTACAGCAGTAACAACTATCCATTTTAAACCTAATAAAATACCGTCTCCAAGAAATCCAGCAATTCTAGATGCATACCCACCATTTTTAAGTTTGTTTAGCATACCAGTAACTAATTGTTCTACAAACACACCACCTGCAACGCCTAATGCAATATTAGTTGCTTTCTCAGATCCACTGGCATTTGGAGCACTATTAGCGTATCCTATATAACCGCCAATAGCTGCTGCGCCTCCTGCCATATAAGCAGAACCTCTGGCACTTCTTTGTAAGCCAATAGCACCACCACGCATTGCATTTGTACCCATACTGCCTAAACTAGATAGTAAAGTAGTTCCTAATTGTTTCTTATTCAAAATGTCTAGAGCAGTAGTAATAGATGTGATTGCAATGACTGCGGCAGTCGCAAAACTTTTTATAGGGTTATCTTTTACAAATATAGTAAAAGACTCGAATAATCTATCAGTGTTTGTAACATTAGCTTCTAACGAAGTATTCAAGGATTCAGAAGCTGAAGCAGCGCCAGAAAATAAAGCAATACCAGCTAATGCGAGAAGTATTAATTTAGTTTTACCCTTCCCTTCAAATAGTGTACCTAATAAGCCCTTTTCACCAGCTAACTTTTTAGCTCTCATATCTAGTTTATTAAATGTTGTGGTTAATACTGTATCTAAATCATTTGCAGTATTTTTGACATTTGGCATCCTAAATAATGTATCAAAAGCACTCATTTTGGCATTCTTAGCGATATTATTCTTAAATGTGCTAAGTTGTGCTGATATAAATGAGATTAAAGTATTAAGCTTATCTTTTATTGTTTTATAGACGGCTTCCTTATCGGTGCCAAATAGTAATGTAGACATTACATCTACACTTTTACTGGTTAAGTTAACAAGTAATTTAGCCGTAAAACTATATAATTCGCTAAGTTTAGAAGCTAAGCTATCTTTTATAGAAGTGAACAATACACCCCTTGTTTGTTCTGTTCCAAATATTAAAGTGTATAACAGATTCATTGAACTACTAGTACCTGCCAATGAAGACATACTATCTCTTAAATTTGTAGTTATGCTTGCTATTGTACTTTTACCTTTAGAAATAATCGTTTCTAAACCTCTTTGTCCAAACAAACTTAAATATAATAATCCACCATTTAAAGCTAAATGTGCTAATTCTGAGTTAGCAAATAATCCATCAAAAGTACCTAGTGAGGATAAGATTAAACCTAATCCAGATAATGTTCTTACTGGACCACCAGTTAATCCAAATAATCCTTGTGATATTAGTCCGCCTTCACCTTTTACAAATGCTGAAAGACTACTATATATTGCCACTAATTTAGTAGAAGCAGTTTTGATTGTATCGAAATTACCTAATAATTTTGAAACACCTACACCAAATAATATAGACCCTAAAATACCCATTGGTCCAGCTAATCCTAAGAAATTAGCTATCGAGAATAAACCTTTAAATATTGTCCCGAATAACAGTGGCATTTCTGATAGAAAACCCTGTACGAATCCGTTCACTATTCCTAATAGTGCATTTAATAATTGGGGGATATTTCTGATAAAATCCGCTACAAGAAATCCTAACGCCTTACCAATACCATTAGCAGCATCAGTAATAAAGCTACCACCAAATAAATCACTACCAAAACGCTCAGCAGCTAGAGAGCCAGTAGTAGCTAGAGCAATCATAATAGCTGTCATTAATGCTGTTTTAATAGCATTAGCTGGAAATAACATAGCAACGACTAATCCAGAAGAAGCTAATATCGCAGTTTTAAATGCTTCTGGAAATTCTGTCTTAATAGTATTTAGACTATCTTTAAAATTAAAATCAGTAGTAAATGATAATTTACCACCTGTTAAATTAGAAGCTACATTAGATAATGAATCTAATAAATTAGTTCCATTTATTTCTTTAAATAATGTAAATATAAAGTTCTTAAATGTTTCAAATGGTTTCTTAACTCTTGCTAATAATCCTTCAGATTGATTAACAATACCATCTATAGTATCTGTCCACCAAGAATGACCAATAACTTTATCATAAATGTCTCTAAAGTATTCGATGATATCACTAGCAAAATTCTTTATATAATCAGCTGCTTTACCTAATTTAGATGTAGTTAAATCCAAGACATCTGATAGGAAATTAAGTAATGGTGCAAATGTGCTACCAAATACATCTGATAATATTGTTGATACTTCCCATATTTTTACTTTAATACCAGTTAGACTTCTTAATACTTGGGCAATAGTACTTACCATTGGTCCCATGTCACCTACTCTAAAAGTAAATAATGTATCTGGTAATATGCCTACATATCGTAATACACTATCAAATCCAGAAGATAAACTATTTACAAATCTATTTACGGAAGCACCTATACTAGTACTATTTTCCCTAATAGCTGTAGATAAGTGTTGGAAAGCTACTTGATATTTTAGTAATGTAGTAATATTAAATGCAAATTCTATTCTTCGTATTTCTGATAGTGCTTTCTCAACACCTGTATCAAAATTAAAAACATCGCCAAATGCATTACCCATACTTTTAAAAATATTTGTAAATATTTTAGTAATAGGGGCTGTTAATGTTTCAAATGTACTTACTATATCTTTAGCTAATGTTTTAACAGTCTTAATAGAAGGTAATGCAGATAAGAATTGTGAACCTACCGCACTGAATAATCCACCTGAAATATTTGCTAAGATAGTAATTATTTTTAAACCAGCTCTTAGTTTATTCAAAAATATTGTAGTATCACTGGCAATAGTATCTGATGCTACTAATATCTTATCAGCAAGTTTAGAGAATACTGTTGCTAACCCACCACCACCAGAACTGAAACCTTTCATCAATTCGTTTGTAAAAACTTTAGTAGCTGTACCTAATTGTGTCATCCCTTGTGAAAGGGTTGGAGTCAATGTAGAAAACTCTTTATTAATTTGTTCAGATTGTGATAGAATAGCAGAAAATACTTTTTCTGATGTTATTTGTCCATTTGCAGCTAATAATCTTAATTGACCTGTAGATATCTTTAATCCATCCGCAATAGCCTTAGCTACACGAGGCGTTTGTTCTAATACAGAGTTTAATTCTTCACCACGCAATGTGCCAGATGATAAACCTTGACCCAATTGTATCACTGCTGCTGCAGCAGAATCGGCAGAGGCACCTGATAACGCAATAGCTTTCTGAATAGATTCAGTAGCTTTTAATACGTTACCAACAGATGCACCATTCTTTTGTAATGCTAAGCCTAATTTACTAAATAATGCTGCAGAACCTTCTAAACTACTTCTAGTAGTATTAGATATTTTAAGTAGTTCTCTTTGCGCAGTTACTAATTGATTAGTAGTTCCAGTAACTAATCTAATCTTATTGTTTATTCCAACGAAGGTGTCAGCTACGTTCTTTAAATAATTTACAGTTAATCCAGAAGCAAGCACGGATCCAAAACTTACTGCTAAGCTTTTTAATCCTGTTGACATACTAGAAGTTGTTTTCTCTATATTTCTGAGAGAATCATTTAATTTCCCTATATCTCTATTGGCTTGTTCGGAGTTAGCCTTTACATCAATAATGATACCAGACATAATATCTCCAATTTAAACCCTAACAAAATTAATTGTTAGGGTATGTTATTTGAACTATAGTTCCATTTGGCTTTACTTTTCGATTAGACAATACCGTCTTCTCTATAAAGTTAACTGGAGCTTGTTCTGAATGCCCTCCATTTAGAATGTTTACATAAGGAACATCATTCGTAATATGCAAATTCCTTGTATCATTCTTCAAATGCCAACCATCTCTAGCCGTACCTGTATCTACAGGTGTATTAGCTTTTAATTCGTTGATAATATCACCAGTAATAATCTTACTATTACGGGTAATTTCTTTCGTTAGTTTTTCTTTTATACTTATTATTACACTATCAACATTTAATGTTTTAATCTTCAATGGCAAGGGTGTCCCCTCCTTTAGCAGTTAATAACTTACTAAATAATGTAGATTTCTTAAATGAACGCATATTAAGCATGCCATCTACCGACTTCTCTCTACCACTATTAATCAATATATCTAATGATGGGAAGATATCTGTCGCTTTAGCTTTAACACCCTGTGCTTGAAGCAATTTCATAGTTCTATCATCTTCTCTCCATCCAATAGGACGTTTAGAAAAATATATAGACCATTTTAAATATTCATCGTATGGCATTTCTTTAAGTAGATATACAGGTGTTCTAAGTAGAAATGCCAATTCGAATACTTCTATTTCTTCAGCAGTTAGTGTTACTTTCCCGCTTCACTTCCTAATCCAGAGAACTTCATAATCTCATTAGATAATTTAGATAACTCATCCATAGGGAATGCATTGAAATCTTGGTCTGAAAGATCATCAGCACCTTCTACAGCTACCTTAATTACATGACGTAATACTTCAAAACCTTGTGAATCGTCTTCTGAAATATTCTTAGCCTTAGCTTGAATATCCATTACCTCATCCACATTTAACTTTTTAATTTGAACATCTTCATTCATGAATTTTACTGTTTTAGTAATTTTCTTACCAACTAGTGTTTTGATACTCATTTTATTTCCTTTACTCATTGCTGGAGTTGCCATTATTTCGCTCCAAGATAATTGATTAGAAAGCAGATTAACATAATACTCATATTAGTTACCTTTAAAACTTTCTTGATGTTGTAATTGAAAATCTTCGATCTTACTTCTAAGTGAATGCAACTTAGCTAATGTCTCGAAAACTTCCTTCGACTTTTCCTGATTACCATCGAAATCTTTGATACGTTCAAAAGTTTTACGAATACTAATATCAATGCTTTTACGCATATGTTTAGCTGTCGTTCTAAGAACATAAGATTGACTGAATGGTTTGTCTAATTTTATTGTCATATTTTTATTCTTAATAAGAAGGGACGTCAAATAATGGTCGTTTAATATTGAGCCTTTCAAGCTCAGTACCCCTTGTTAAGTTACTTAGATTGTATAAGCACCATAGAATGATGATTGTACAGTGATAGTGATTGTAGCAGTATTAGCATCAGTCAATTGTGGGTTAACCATAAGAGCTTCAACTTTACCAATCCAATAGTAAAGACTATTAGCTACTGTACCAACACCTGCGGAAGTGGTTGCATGTTTTGTAGCACCAGTACCTGTTGGCTCACTATTCAATAGTGAGAAACGGAAAACATATTGATTACCGTCGCCTACCATAGAACCTAAGATATTTGTAGAATCTTTAGCCCAATCAGCAGGAACATAGTTCAATGTGATTTCCATAGATGGAGCATCAGATTGACCTTGAACTTGTTGTGAAGACTTTTGACCGTAAACAGCAACGTTAACAACGTTAGCTGGTGTACCCATAGCTGGAAATTCACGAACGTTCTTAACACGAACGAAAGTATTAGCAGCTTTAGTACCACCAATAGATTCAATTTCTGTTGCAAATAAAGCAGCAAATTCTGCAGCTGTATCTAGACTTGAATAAGTTGGTGCTGATGAAGGAACTGCAATGGCTAAGTCTGAAAATAGACCAGCGCCAATAGATGTAATATGTGCCATATTTGTTTAAACTCCAAAGTAATTAAAAGGTATTGTATATCGGTATCGTTGTAAACTTGCGTTCACTGGATCGACACCTATCGTAGCCAATGTGCTGGAAAATAACTGTGTATTACAATTAGTAATAGTAGTTACTGTCTTGCCAGCTAAATATTTATCTAATTTATCTGCGATAATATTCGCTCTATTAGGACCAAGCCCTGCTTCAATAAAAATATCTATAAGCATTACACCAGATACAGCTGTTTGATTTATATTAGTTGTAGAGATAATACTGACTCTAATAAATTCCTTAGAACCAGTAGTTTGAGTGAAGTTTTCTGGAAAGGTTTTAACAAGCTCTAATTGCCAAGCTGATGAAGCAAATATAGAGAATATATCATTACTAATATTAGTATGTTTTCCCATTATGCTTCCTTAACAATGTTTAAAGTGATTGTATAACCATTACTTTGATATGGTGGCACAATATTCCAAATTACACTTCCTATTGTGACAGTATCATAGATATCTGGATCTTCAATATCTTCTACGCTTAATAATAATCTTTTACCTACACTAGGATTTTCTGTCCCTTTTGCACGATGTGCATCTAGAAGAACACCCTTAGTTGTTGTGGTAATCAATGTAGTAGCGGTAACTGCATTAGTTGTAAAGTTATAATCCGTAACATTCTTTTTATTTAATACTACGGTTATAGCTAAGTCACCTAATTTATTTATAGCATTTCTTACTTCTCTTTTTAATTTAGCTGAAAGGCTCATTTTAATTAGCCCTCCACCATAATGAACCACCTTGATTTACTTGTAAAGGTTTTATCATCCGTTTAACGCTAGCTGGTAAAACATTAGCATTACGTACATTAGTTAAATTAATAACATCTAATCCAATATTTTTCACCAAACCAGTATCGTCTAACAAACCATCATTATTTAAAAGATGATAAGCTAGCTCGATACAAGCTTGTGTAATTCTATTAGGAACTGTAGTCGGTAGACTTATTGATTTTCCAAGTCTTGGGTCAAAGTATTCACCTTGTCTAGGGAAGGCTAGTGGTTGCGCTTCACTTATGGTAAGTCCTGTCCATGACAGATCATCTAAAATTCTAGTTGCTGTCACGATGGCTTGGGCTTGTGCCTCTGGTGTAGCGTCTACCCATGCTGCTGTATCTAATTTGTCTGCCATATAAGCAGCTGCCTCAGCTACAGTTACATAAGCATTTGTACCTTTGGTCAATGCCATAAGTTAGCCCCTTTAATTAAGCGTGGAAAATTGGCAAAATACCTAAGCCCAATGCAGATGAAGCTTTACGACCCCATGTACCTGTAGTTGAAGCTAATGTACCTGAAGACACTGATGTTAATGCTTTTGGTGTTGAACCTTCAACTGCGTAAGCATATGCTGCATCAGATGGGAATGCAGCAGTAGAACCAGCCCAGTTGTAACCAGCTGGATGAGCCACGTAGCCCCAACGATGCCAAATATCTGTAGAACCACCACCGTTATAAGTACGACCATCACGATAGATTTCAACAGAATCAGGAACATTTAATTGTTCCATAGCTACTGAACCAGGCAATACGATATATGATGTTTTAACACCAGCGATATCTACACCAGCACCTGTATTGATCTTAGTCAATTCAGTGCTAGAGAAACCTTGAGCAGCACGAGTTTGGATTAAACGGAATTTGCCATTAAAGATTGTGCTAAACATAATGTTAGCTTCTTGAACGCCCATTTCATCAACTAAATTAGCTGAACGTAATGATGCAATAACTTCTGGTGAGCAAACAAGATAAGCATACTCTGGTTCGTAATCTTTCCATGCTTTACCAACAGCATTCAAGAAACCTTCAGCACGTGAAGCACCTTGAATAGCTGCAGTAGCAGCAATAACTGGTGAAGCTGTACCAAGATCAACATAGAAACCATATTTAGCATCTGTAGGGTCATTATCAAATGTTTGACCACCAAGACCAGTAGCACCTGAACCAGCAGCTGCACCGTTTAAAGCTTCAGATAAAGCAACACCTTTTAATACAGATAAGATAGCATTGTGTTCATCTTGTGAACGTGTTTCAGCAAAATCACGACCAATTTTAGCTAAACCATCTACTTGTGTTACTACTTGTTGCATGTTTACTTTAGTAGCACCATGTGTACGAACAGTTTTAATGTAAGTTAAGAAATCTGAACTGTAAGTAGTACCTGTACCATTATCAGCTGTAACCAATGATGCAACATTGATTTGTGCATTTAAAGGTTTGTACCAACGTACTTGACCGATAAATGTTTCAGTGTTTACATCGATATCTGGATTAGAACCAACAATACCTGTACCTGATAATTTCTTAGCATTAGTGTATGCTTCATCGCTGTATGCACCAATAGCTGATTGTAGTACAAAGTTACTTGCACCACTTAAATTTGTAATAGCTGTCATTATTTATTCCTTATTTTCTATTTGGGAGTTTACCCTCTGTAGCCATTTTCAGAACCTCTGCTTGCGACATGGCAAATAAAGATTTTGGTTGGTCATTCGAGGAATCATTGTTTTGATTTGGATTGCCACCACCACTACCATTATTACCCTTAACTTTAAACAAGAAAGATTGCTCTTCACTTTTGGCGAAGCTTTCAGTAAATTCTCTAATCGAAACGCCTGAACGATGAACCCAAACACCTTGTTCATTCTGAACTAATTGGCTTACTATCTCGCGATACGCCATATCAGCAGCATTGTCATTCCTGAAAGAGTAACTCTTTAGTACGTCACGTACAGTAACATCACGTGTAAGCTCTGTTACTTTCTTTTCGAGTACTTCTTTCTTAGCTCTTTCTTCTGCTAGTTGTAAATCATAAGCTTCCTTATGTTTACCTTCTTCTTGCAGTCTTTTGAGATTTTCGTCTTTTTCTTTTTGTTCAAATTCAGCAATCTTTCGAAGAGCTTCATCACGTGCAGAAAATGCACTATCAAGTTTTTCTTTGATTGGTTTTAATTCTGACTCTAGACGTTCCTTAACTAACTTAGCGATTAGTTCTGAATCTTGACCTTCGTTAGGTTTGTTATCTGGAACATTTTGATCTGGGTTGTTATCTGGTGTATTGTTATCTGATGACATTTTATTTTTCCTTAAGGCACAGCCTTATTAATTAATTAAGAGTACAACTCTTTGTATTTTCGAAATCTATTGAGGTATAGGCTCTAGATTTCGGATGCACCCTATACAGCGTCTACCCGACTCCATAAAAGCTATAATCATTCTTATAACCTTTAGGAAGTATTTTAAGAATATCTGACTCACGTAAGATATCCGTTTCTGTTAAAAGTCTTCCACCAACTCTGGAACGTCCCACCACAGGTATTAGTCCAATGTCAATAGCTTCATTTAAATATTTATCATATAGTTCTCTAGGTAATCCACGCTTTCTCATTTCATCTAATGTATCTTTAGTACTATTATTCTTTAATGCATTAGCGTAAATTTGTCTAAGAGCCTCTCTTGATTTCAACATATCTGTTGTATTAGTAAAGAACGCATCATGTACTGTACTAGTAGCAACATTATTCTTTGAACCCCATAAGTGAAATTGTTTGACTAGTGTAGCATCGTTACTATGATTGCCGTTAACTGCGAAGGCTGTTCTAGCCTTACCAGCATCTGCAATATCATTAATCGTGTCTGCTTTATTAGTTACTGCTTCCCACCATGTAGGGTCTGTCTTTTGGTCTACCTGAATAATATTAGTTATCCATTTACCGTCTTTATCTTGATATCGAAGTCTTTCTTCAAATGTTTGTGTGAAGTTTTGTTCAATAGTTTTACCATCAAAATTAATCCACGGTACTGATGTCCATTTTTTAGGTAGTTTATCTTCTTTTATTCCATATACTAAATTAGCAATACTATTCTTTGGGTGATAATTAGGAATTCTTTCTAATATAGTAGGTGGTCTAGTATTACGAACACCTAATACTTGTTTAGCTAGCCAATCTGAAAGACCTGTTACGCTATCTTTTGGTCTAGCATTTATTAGAAAATCTTCTGCAAGTCTTCCATGAAACTTAGTAAATTCTTGTAATATAGGAACTTGATTCTTTAAGTTTTCACTCATTATCTTTGCGATAGTAGCAAAATCTTCTGGTGTTACGACTTTCTCGTATGATTGAGATAATTTCTCTACTAAGTCTTTTGTTTTAGGGTCTAAGAAATATAACTGTTCCATTATATCATCACCAGGTTGTAAGCCTTTATTGAAGATATCTTTAACATCTTGTCTTAGAGCTTTTAATTCATCATAGACTTCAGTATCAAAAGTTTCATATCTAGCCATTCTAGCGGATATTTCACTTAATACAGTATCTCTGTCAGCAGCTTTCACTACTAATACACCATCTTCTTTGTTTAAAGCTTTAGCTAACTTACCTTCAACATTCAAAATACCTGTACGTTCGCCTGCACCATAGAAACTTACCATATTCTGAGCTTTAGCAGCTTTCCTTAAATCTTTTTCCGTTAATCCTAGTTTAATATTTAATTCTCTAAATCTAGGGTCGTTAAAAGTAAGTCCAGCAATCTCATCGTATAAGCGTTTCTTGTAATCGGTAGGTACAACATTTGAAAGTTCAGCTAACTGTTTATTTTTAGTTGTTAATGCGATAATCTGCGCACCACTTGAAGACGCATCTTGTTCTAAAGCTAAGGCTGTTTTGTAAGTTGTTAATGTCTTAAGATTATTTAAATCATAATTACCTTTTAGGTGATTATCTATTTTAGCCATTTCCAAAGCAAATCTTAATACTTTACCTTGTTCTTCACCGTCTATTTCCGCTATAAATGAAGATTCTAAAATAGTTCTAATATCATTAGGTTTGCCTCTTAACATATGATTACCGATTTTTATTAGTTCAGGTTTCCACTTATCAGCTATTTTCTGTCTACCAGTTATAGATAACGAGTTATATGAACCTTCTAATGTATCACTTAAACCACCTAAGAATGAACCTATTTGGTCTTGTAAGTTGTAGTAATCATCAACACTAAATGCTTTTTCAACTTCCGTGCTTAAGAAAGGTCTAAACGTTTCACCAGATTGTGGACCAATAAGCCCCCTATCATAGATACGAGCTCTATGGTCTAGAAATGGTGTATTACTGAAACTATAGTTATTGGTATTTAACCATTCCATAGCTTTTAAACGTTCATAAGCATCACCTCTACCGATCATATATTCTCTATAAGAGTTTAAATCGTGATAGTATTTAGCTTTACCTTTATCATCTTCAAAGTTTATTAATTTATTTATAAATTCGTAAAAATCTTTATCGACTTTATATCTGGCTTTAGCAGACCAATTTAATGCATCTGCTAAATCCTTATCTACTAGTTCTACTGGAAAATTACTAAAACTACTAGTACTTGTAATAGGGATTCTAGTATCAGTATAACCTAATATGCCATCATCGATAAAATATGTTTTGTAACCTTCTCGAATGATTAAACGATTCTTATCATCAACTACACTAACTCTAAGACCTAAGTCTATCTTTCTAGTTAGTTGAGAATATTCTTGAATACGTGGATCTACAATACGAAGATTAACAGAGAATGTATCATAATACGGTCCAAAGTAATTATTACTCATACGACTTTTCATACGTCTCTTTTGTACTCCAAAAGTTTCTAATTTATAGAAGCCTTTAGAATCTGCATCATCTAATATCTTAATCCCTACTTTATACCATTCATTTCGAGAACCTTTAAAATTAGCCATATTATATAGGTCACGACCTAGTGATATTGCTAATTGGTCTCTATCTGGAGAATCTGCTAATGCTAATCTTTGTGCAAATCTAAGATAAAAATTTTCAATATCTTTATCATCTATTCTACTCTTTAATTTAACAGGCAGTTTATAATCCAGAATGTTACGTAGTTCTCTAGCTATCTTAGGTGCAACTTTATCTTCCCATTTATTTCTAGTTTTAATACTATCTAGAAATGTATCATGAAGATCTTGTAATTGCACTGGTCCAAGAACTGGGTCTACGTAATTAGCTATCTTAAGTTTCTTTAATAAATCAGTATCTTTTCTTATTTGGGTTTCCATATAATCAGATACGTTCATTACATCGAATTTTATTTGAGCATTAGATACAGCTTTAAAATTAACCCACGGTTCTGGATTAGCTCTATTATGACCAAATATAATTCTAAGATTATCTGTAACTACAGCTCTTTCATTTACACTCATATTCCCTTCTAAATCGGTTATAAACTTAGTTATAAACTCTTTATCTCTAGGGAGTAATCTTGTACTTTCATTTACTAATTTAAGATTATTATCTAATGTTTCTAAACTAGGTTGATACATTCTGGAATCTTCATAACGTCCTGTTATAGGATTAAATATTGTATTATCCTCAGTTGGAGGTGTTGTTAATACTTTATTCTTCATAGAACGTTTAGTGCCCATCAATGCACCACGATAGTTAGTATATGATAATTGACCGTCTAATTCACCTGCCTGTAAGATATAATATTCTTTTAGTGATTTTTGTAATTCTTTATCACTAATAAAATCATCTGGACTAGAAGCACCTAATTTTATAGTGTCTAATCTCTCTTTAGCTACAGCAAATCTTCTAGTATCACCAGGTACAGCATAACCTGAATCAGTTAACATCCTAAGTTCTTTTATACCTATGGAATTTCCTGAATCATTAGTAAATTGTGATAAATGTAATTGTCCAGCTCTAAAAGCTTCTAATTTATTATAATCACCTAAGTGTCGTAATTGTACTTCAGAAGGTTGATTCTTGAGCCAATCATTGTAAGACTCTTTTAATGGTAATTGTCCATCATAGAATTGTATTTGTTTCTGACTTAAATCTTTTAAATTCCTTTTACGGATTTGAGCCACACCTTCAAGTCTCGACAAATCTTCCCAAGACTTAACGACAGGTACCGTGGTAGACCTACAATTATAATGAGCAGGAGGAAGGTGAATAACATCACCAACATCATAAACAGTTCCGTCCCTATGCGCACAAAGTTCTGAAGTTCTTGAATCAAGTACCGCAACATATTGCCACCCTTGTAATGATTTTTCATTTGCCTTATAAACAGCGTGATCTGTTTGAGCAGTTACGGAAGTAATGGAAGTAATCACTAAAGCTTTAGATTGAGCTCTAGTAATATTGAACACATTTCCTTTCCTGACGGCTAAAGCGATTTCGTCCACCGAACTACCATCGGCTATACCCTTTCTTATCACACTCTCCAAACGTTTTCGTTCGCCTAAGCTGACCCCTAACCACCCCTCAAATAATGTGCGATTATTATGAAGAGGTTGATTCAAAACAATGTCCTCAGAAATACGTCTATTCGGTTTCTGTGTTCTCCATATCTTACCTACGGTATTTTCTATATTCTGATATGTATAAGACATTTGGTCACTCACTAAATCTAATAGTGATGAACTATGAATATTACGTACTTCTTTAAAGGTACTAACTAATTGTGAATCTACGGCTTCTCTAAGCAATTCAAAACCTTTAGGAGATAGATTAGCGTTAGCTACTAGGTCAGCCACTTTTACATGATGTCCTTGAAGCACTATATCTATCTTCCCATTTAGTCGTCTTTCATATAGTCTTATCATAGCGGCACGATCTACAGCTTTATTATAAATCTGTGTATTAGCGTTCGGTGTCATTTAGATTCCTATCCAACGGCTTGAAGTTTATCGATATAACTAGTATCACTCGGTGTAATCGGTGGAGTATTAATTATATCATCCTTATTTATCTCTAACTTGCCATCATCATCGTTATAATCAGGTGGCATTACATCATTTTGTTTTAGAATTTGTAACCAAGCAGTTCTAGGTAATAGACCAGCTTGATACCATTCAGTAATAAGACGTAACCAGTTGTAATCCATAGATACACTAGAGAAGTCGTTAGATAAACTGAATTCAATATCAGCAGAAGTATATTCTTTTGAATATCTCCAATTAAGCATAAATGCAATAATATCAGCCATTTGATTAGATACTTTAATATTAAATGTACCTAATTGAGCTGTCTGTGCTGCATTTCGAATATCTAATGCTACACCTGATTGTGCTGTTTCTGGTGATAACATACGCATACCTAATTTAGCCATATCTTCTACAGTAGCAGCAATTGCTCTGTCCATATCTTGTAAAGCTGCAGTAGGTGTTTCTAATACTTTAGCTTCATCACCTTGACGTAAGCGTATCCAACTACCTAAACCAGCTGAGGTAATAGTATCGAATTCATCATCAGACATATCAGAGGATATGATTGGTGTATATGTAGAAGCACCATATAACAAATGATTTCTACGACTTAATTTATTATACAGACTAATCTCTCTATCTACGAATGGTGTAATCATTGGTTCTACTATATCTATTGAACCATTTAGTGGCCACATAGGTATGGTATTCATTCTTTCACCATTAATAAGAATATTAGTATTAGTCTCTTTTAATTCAAAGACTTCACGTTGTAAGTTAAAATCTTTTTGTACCCTACCGTTAATTACAGCAATTTGTTGTTCAGCTGAAGTCTTTCTATATGTTCGTATTTGGTATTTACCATCTACAATTTCATGAACCCATACAGTAGCAACTTGATTAGCGTGAAATTCATTTTGTGTAAAATCGGGTTCAAAACCTCGAATGACTAATTGTGTCAATTCTTGCGTACCGTTAGCAGATACAGCAACTTTCCAGTTAATTATTGACTCAGCACTAATTAAGATTGGATAAGGTTTTAGAGCTAAAAACTCAGGACGTGACATCTCATTTAATTGCTTATCAGTTAATTTAGGATAGTCTAAAGCTATCCATGCTCTACCTGTTTGTACTTCTTCCCATAATGCTGAATCCAAGAAAGAAATTAAAGGCGAACTATCTTGACCGAAACCGTCCATAATCCATTGCATAGCATCTGCTGGTGCATCTTTGGGTAACTTAAGTATAGGTTGTTTTCTTAATAAACCACCTACAAGTAGTTTAGAATACTGAGATGTAATACCAGGAAACTCAGCTTCTGTCTTATAAAAATCATATTGCTGAGGCGTCATTGATGGTGAGAATGGAATTAATAGATTCGTGAACGTAAATACATCTAAGAAAGTATCATATGTCTTTACGAACCGCTCTCCACTACAGACAGCCTTATTTTTCAACCATATTGCCTTCATTGATTCATATGCAGCGATTGGATCTGCTACTGTTTTTGTGTTTTGGATAGCGTTTGTGACCTGCATATTAACCTCTATTTAGTTTATTAAAATCAGAGATTGTACCTTCGAAAGTACGTTGAGAAACGTTATTACGTGCTCTAATTACGCCTTCTGTTTCTGTTGCAAAGATAGACCAATTATTAGTACCACGTTCTGCTGGTGTTAAAGCAACTTGTGGAGTTACTAATGGTTTTTGTTGTGTAGCTAATGCCATAATAATTCCTTATTTTGAATGTTGTTCCAATACGGTAATTCTTTTATCTAAGTCAATATCATCATTATGCAAATTCTTAATGTCGGCTAAATACATTGTCATAAAATAAACCAAGCCAGCTTGAACCACAGCTAATAAAATACTGATGACATTCCACATTCCTTTGCCTTTGTTGATTAAGGCATTATTCTTTTCTGCTTGACGCTGGACTTCAACCATGTGTGCTTTTAACTGTGTATCGGTATCATTTACCGCTTGGGTGTTTGCCATAAGTGAAACATTGATGTTCTGCAAAACCAGTAAAATTGCCCGTGTCTTTGGGTCATTTTCTTGTTTGATCAAATCATCTATTTCGGTTCTACCACCATCATCATGCCTTCTATTGTATTCAACCATATTTTTCTTCTTTTTAAACTAATACAACAATTAATGAACCTATTACACCGCCTAAGGTAGTAGCAAACCAATCCCAAAAATCTGGCGTATGAATAGTACTATTTTTATAATCATATAGCTCTTTAAGATAAGCTATTATAGCCACTGGTAATATAGAATATAATCCCATAACTAGCGAGAATATGATACCCAGAATAATACCACTTATAAGATGCATCTGCTTATCTGCAAGTACATAAGGATTTTTAATATAGAGCTTACCTAACCAATAATTAAGGAAATGTAATAGATTTTCCATTTATTGCTCTACTTCTTTTATTGTTAATGCATCTTTAAGCATCTTAATAAAAGCATCTTTACCAACGTTTAATTGTTGTAATTGAAAGTTAGTGCTACCAATCTTACGATCTAAATCTAAACAATGATTAAACAAAACTACCTGTTGTTCATTGAAATTATTAGCATCATACTCTACATCATCAATCTTAACGATTTGGGGTTCTTTATCTTTTGCCACTTCGTGTTTTCCTTATATTAACTTTAATCTGAGAAGGCAGATTAATTACCTGTATTTAAATAGGCATACTTGGCCAATTAATTGAATACATAATAGCTTCTACTTCATCCACACTAGCCGTTAATTTTAGTTGTGTATTAATAGAAGTTGCAGTATTTCTAATAGACGTTCGCCAAACATTCCAATTGTTCGAAATATTAATACCAGTTTCAACTGATTTTACCACCATCCAATCAGAAGGTAATAATAATGAGTAGGCAATATTATTAATACTTGTTATAGCAGTAGATTGTACTTCAATCAAATCTCTTGCTGTACCTGTATAAGTTAATGTCGCTGCCTCTAAAATCTCACCTGTCCAATAATAAATAGGATTATATGGTTCATTAGTTGCAATTACTTCTTCTAAACCTATTTCGGCTTTTTGTTCAGGTGTGGATTGATTAAGCCATTGTGGTGGATAAGTAACCCCTTCAATCTCAAACTGAGTACCTTCATTAATATATTGACCATTTATATTGCAATAAAACATATTATTTCCTTTAATCAACGAGCATTAGCTGAAGCAAAGGGTGATTCAGCAAAAGCTATATAAATGAAAGTTTGTCCCGAAGCATTTTCTCCAGCATCTACACCTCTTAATTTAAAACCATTAGAAAGAAAGTCAATTGCATATGAAGCATTTGCAGTTTCTACAGATGCTGAGTCCGCCCACAATGCAGAAGTAGTTACATTCATTGATTCCCTAGCCGAATCTCTTATAAACCACGAATAACCTACACCTCCAATAGATATGCTTTTACACATAATAAATTTTGGTTTAAATCCGAGATATACAAACGGACCATTAGCGCTCCCATTTCCTACATATTTGCCAAATTTACTATACCCTTCAATACCCCTAAAACAATAGGCTACAAATGTTTGTGCAGAGACATTCATATCCGTATCTGTGCCTATATTAAATACTGTAGCTGTAGGAGCACTGGTAAATACTATTGCATTTGTTGTAGCAGCTATCGTTAAGTTAAGAGCTAAGTATTGTGTAGCGCCTATAGAAGAATGCCATACGATCCAATTACCTGTAGCACTTCTTTTCTTAACAATTATAAAATCTGGAGTAAAACCTAAGCCATGCCCTATACTTGCATTTACACCAGTACCAGTATAACTTACAATACTAAAACCGCTTGTAGTATTTGCACTAACTTGCGATGTTATAGTACCATTAGTATTAGAGACCGTAGAACCTCCAGCTTTCCATTGCCATCCTACATAGTTATATGTTAATAGATTGAAATATAGTGCTGGATAAGTAACATCATTACCAACTGTTGCAGTAAAGCCATTAGAGTTGAAAGATGATACATACCCATATCCTTCAGAATTTAACGAGCCTTCAATAGCAGTTAAATCGGAAACGAGTTCTTTAGTATTGCCTGCGCCTCTGACACTATCATATAGAACATGGTCCCATCCTGCGTTTCTACCCTTTACCCAAACCAAATCTGGTTGAAATCCTTTTGCTGTAGTGAATGTTCTAGTCCCATTAGTACCAGTCCATGCGCTGACATCCATAAAATCAGAGCCTTGTGAAATAGGACTGCTTGGTAGATTAGATGTGCAAAGTGCCTTATATCCTGAAGGTGGTGTATATGAAAATGTTCTTTGTCCGAAATTCATATTATAATAATTTCCACCAGCAGCCCCTGCGTAATATACGCCAAATACACCATAAACCTTGCTAGGTAATCCTGTATATCCTGCATTTGTTCCTGCAACTGGATCTCCACTACCTAGCCATGTACCGTTTTTACCAAACCATATCTTACCGTTAGCTGGATCTACAGCTATCATTAAAATATCTCCTACAGCTGGAACCCCTGTTACTAGATTCGTTCCCACAGCGTTGTACATTTTTCCAGTGAAACCAGAACCGTACCACATTGCCCATCCATTTGAAGAAGCACCTAAATAACTAGGATATGCGCTTAAAAGCTCACTAGAACCTACTCCAAAATAAACGTTTTGTCCAGCACCTTGAACTACTCCAACAGTGTGTTCGAAATATGTAGGTATGGTTATTGCTATAGTTGCTATAGCATTGTGTTGTATAGATGTTGCTGCGTTAGCAACTTTTAGATTACCATTTGAAATATTTGCATTGCTACATAACGGATTTAAAACTGCGTAATTACTATTAGGTTGAACTCCATAGAAACTATTACCACTAGGAACATCGGTAGTCCAACAATCGGCTACACCAGCAACTCTAGTAAAACTAGTTAATGTAGCAGTATTATTATTACCACTTGAATCTGTTCCTAATGTTGCAGTAGAAGTACCATTGGTAAATTTATAACAAAAACCATTAGTACCATAGGTTCCAGTATATTTTATTGCAACCCACTGTCCAGTAGCAGGAGCTGTTATTCCAAAAGATGATGGTGTTAATGCTTGTCCATTTATGAAATTTATTTCAGTTTGGTTACCATCATAATCAAGAACAGCGTTAGATGAACCACCTACGTAATTTATTATTGCAGCTCTATTCCATGTAGAATCTCTATTCAGATATGTTGCCCTATTGTCAGTAGTATACACACATTCTATACCATTTATATATATCTTAGCTCTATTGGATGCAGTTGCATTAGCAGTATCCCAAACAAGTAAAACATGATACCAAGCTGAAGGATCTCTAAATACATTAGTTGTTTGTAACAATATTACTGTATTACTTATATTCCAAGTAATAACATCACTTGTAGTTGTGAAGTATACAGAGTCATTAAAAGAAGCACTTAATGTAGCAGAAATTATGGTAGGATATTGAGTAGCTGGTGAAATTAATCCTCTTTTTAACCATACAGAATACGTCCATTTGCGTAAATCTCCACTTACAGAAGGAGTTCTACTCATATATTGACTATTTGCACTTTGAAATCTCAAAGAATTGGTAATCTGATAATTAATTTCACCATTAATGGCGTTAGAATTTTGTAGAAAACTCATGCTAATGCCCCCGATGCTGTAACGTATGCATTTGTACCATTATCGAAATAACTTAATAAATAAGTTCCTGCAGTACTAATTGCTGCTAATGTACCAGCGCCTAATTTAGTAGTAGCTGCAGCTGTAATTGCATACCCACCAGTATTAATAAGTAATACATAGCCTGATTGACCAGCAGTATGATTAGAAAAAGTTAACGCAACTGTTGCGGCAGGTGTACATTGGAAGTTATTAGTTACACTTTCATCAAAGGCAGCAGTATTGGCAGTAGTTACAGAACCACGTTGAGGCGCAGTAAATGTTTGTGCTGCATTAAGTGATGCTATATTAGCTGAAGATAAAGTAGAGGATACTAAATTCTTATTTGCATCTGTCATCACTATTTGTGAAGCGGTAAGCCCTGATATATTTACATTGCCTGAGGAATCTATACGCATCCGTTCTGCAGCAGATGAAACACCATTACTAGTCCAGAATAATAATGCCCCTGCACCGTAAGATGCACCAGGTGTTGCTGTACCATTGCCTGTAATAGCGGAAGCAGAGAATACAGTATTAGAACTATTTACACCATCAAATGTAAGAAATCCAAGAGTTTCTGTACCAGTAATAGCTAATGTATTAAGTGTATTACTTCCAGATTTACCAAGAGAGAGACCCCCAGCAAAGCTAGTAGAAGCAGAATAAGTTTTAATAATTTGTTGAGTAGTCGTAGATACACCAGCATTGCTTATTTGTAACTTATTACCAGACCCTGCCCACCCAGATTGAACAGTAGTTACGTTGGCTCCTACACTTACAACTCCATTGGAGTCAATGCGCATGCGTTCTGTTGGTGCAGTTGTCCCATTTGATGTCCAAAACACTAATCGACTTGGTACGTAAGTTACTCCTGCAGCACCTTCTTGATATGCACCAATCACAGCGCCACCAGCTATAGTATTAGAGCTATTTACACCTTCAAAAGCAAGCCAACCTAAATAATCATTATTAGCAGTTGCTACCTGTGTACCTATTGTTGCGGATTTTGAGTGACTTAAAACCAGTATACCGCAAGAATTAGCATTTGTGGAATAAGATTTAAGATTGATAACATTATATTGTGAAGATTTCGCCATATCTAAGGCTGGAATTACAGTTCCGCCAGCCCATGTCGTATTAGCTGTTGGTGTTATACCAATCCCTACGTTGCCTGAGGAATCTATGCGCATACGTTCTGTTCGGTTAAATGTAGTACCTGCAGTTAATCCTGTATTATTCCAAAATGATGTAACTCCACCACCAAAATAAATACCACTTGCTATAGTAGATTTAGCATTCATTACAAAATTAGGGGCAGAGTAGCTATTATAACTTGCGCCAGCAGACACCATAAGTTCAGTTGTCCCTGTGGAATTTAGGTAGCCTCCTGTATCTGTTGTTCCATTTGATAAATGTAATCCACCACTAGCATTTGTATTTGCTATGGATACTTTTCCATAGCTTGTAGTCATTCCTACACCTAATTGACCTGCGGAGTCAATACGCATACGTTCCACAGCTGCTGTATTATTAGATGTGTAGAAACGTATAACACCTTGCCAAGTACCACCAGTACCACAACCGTAAATATCTGTATAAGTATAAGGACTTGCTTTAATTACATCAATACCGTTTGTTTGCTGATTAGTACTTAATATATCAAACATTATTCCTGTAGAAGTTGCAGCAAGCAATAGTTTTCCATTAGCATCTTTAACCAACCCCCCATTACCTACGTTTAATGTATCGGTAGAGGCATTGCCTAAGATAGTGTTACCTGTAGTTGTTAGGTCTGTTACACCTGTTAGAGTGCCTGTTGCACTTAAATTCCCTGTTACGGCTAACCCAGTACTATTAATTGTAAGTACTGTTGCACCATTGTTAGCCTTAATAAAAGCTCCATTACATATAATATCTAGATTGGCATAAGTAGCTAATGTAGTATCTGTAGCTGAGATTACGCCACCTAACCCAGTTGCTCTGGTGGTAATAGATACTGCGTCACCACCCGTAGTTCTTACAACTACAGCATTGCCTGTTGGAGTTGGACCAGTGAAATTACCCGTAGTAGCCACCACCGTACTTGGAGTTGTAGCGCCTAATGTTGTTCCATTAATCGATCCACCAGTAACAGTTACATTGTTTGCATTTTGTGTTGAGATTGTACCAAGACCAGATACTTGTGTATTTGGTATTGCTGTAACGTTTTCCCAAGCAGTGTTGCCTGCGTTTCTACAGATTAAGTTTCCAGCTGCTATGCTTGTAAAATTAACATCACCTTCGTATTGACCTAAAATGCCACCAAATGATGGGCGAACAAATAATGAACCAACGGTTGCGCTTGAATATATGACTGCACAAACTTGAACTTTTGCGTTTGGTGCGGTTGGAATTGTTGTTGTTAAGCCACCCGTTACAGATGGATTAAAATATAAAATATCGCCAGCCGTAAAAGCCGAAGTGTTAATGTTACGAACTAAACCGAATGAAGTTACATATCCCCAATCGTTAGTCGCCATATCTTGCGTTGCAATCCCCATGACATAAGAAGCGGTTGCGGCAGTTAATCCCGTTGCTGGTGCGCCTGTTAAAGCCCCACTTGCGCCAACCGTTCCCGTAAACATAACCACTTGCCCGTTGGTGATTGGTGCGGATGCTTTAATTCTATAATATAGTTCTTCACCAATTTGTTGTGTGGCAGTACCGCCAGCCATTATCAAACTTAACGTCTGATTACCATCAGCACTATCCCAATAAAGAGTGCCTGGTGTTGTAGGTAATGTAGCTGGAGTTACATCAAATGTAATCGCATTAGCTTGATCTATATTGTTATTATCATCAATAGTAATTCCAGAATTTTGAATTATTTTACCTGTAATTCCATTATATCTAACAATAGCATTATCAATAGAACTAGAACCACCTGTAATATCTCCACCTGTAATTGCACTATTTAAATTAATAAAGTTTTGATCAATTTCTGCATTAGTTAGAGGACTTCCTTTCGGTGTAGCTCCTAACTCTCTTGTTACAATAGTAGCCATCTAAGTCCCCCTAATTATTAAGCGATTGTGATTTTCCAAGTAATAGTAAGAGTGTCTAATGCGCCCTTATTAATTACAGCAAATACAGTACGTGCTAACATGGTTGCAGTATTAGCAGTAACTACGTTAAAGATACCTGCTTCAGTAATAGCTGCAGTACCTGTACCAGCTGGAAATGTAGCTACATATTGGATAGAGTCATTAGTTACAGTTGTAGTAACGACTGTTGCTGAAGTTACAGCTACACGAGCTACTTCCGCACCTAATAACGTATTAGCAGCAGCTGCAGCCACAGTACCAGTGCCTACTGCCATCCAACCCATTGCCGCAGCAGTTGCATCTTTCATACGACTTGTAATATATGATAGACCACTGCTTACTACTAAGTTATGCTCTTCTTTAAGTTTGATATTACCATTTTCGTCTGTCAAAACTAATTGAACAAGACCTGTTGCATTAAGTTCTTCTGTAAACATTTTTTATTCCTTAAAAAGTTATTGTTGTACCTGCATAGTCATCTGCTGCATAATCAGCTGCGAAATAACTTTGATTGTTTATTTTACCACTGTCTGTTTTATTTACAGTCTCGAGAAATATTCTATTAAGTGCTAATAATATTGTAATTTGCTCATTTAAAGTTATTGCATCTGTAATGTTTCTACCCACTAATATTTCGTAAATATCTGCTTTACTTAGTGTTTCTGTCTTAAATAAATCTAAATTATTAGAAATTATCTCGGATAAAATAGTAGGGTCTATTAATTGTCTATCATAAGACACAGTTCTATCAAATACTTCAGAAGAATAAATATTGTCTTTTAATGTTTTATCAAACCAAACAGTCTGATCGTCGTCTACATTGGCGTTACCTAATACGTCATCTGTGGCTACTAAAGTATCTATGATACCTCGTCCAATATCAAACGAATTTAATTCACTAGTAATAACAGTATCAACAGGATTTTTACCAATAGTGATTATTTGACTATCTTGTATAGTATTATTGTCATTAAATATTTTAGACAAAACTAAAGAGATATTCTCAATTACAGATGAAGTTTCATTATAAATTTTTGTTATATTAAAACTAATTAAATCCGTCTTAGATAATGTATCTATAATACCCTTATCTAGTAAGATTAATAACGTATCAACATATCCAATTATATCCGAAAATACACGGCTATGACCTATAGAAATTAAGATAGACTCAGCATATGTGAGAACATCATTAAATATTCTATTGAACCCACTAGTCAATATAATAGTTTCACTAGTACTTTTAGTATCAGTTATACCCTTACTAACTATAAATGATTTAATCTCGGAAGAACTAAAAGTATCCGCAATAATTTTATCAGGTGATAAACTAATACGTTCTAATTTATTTAAAGTCTCTTCTAAATATTTAAATAGATTAGGCTCTAATGTAGCTTCCTCGCCCATACCACTTAAAATCACATCAAAATCTAAAGGTACTACACTTGTTAACTCGTTTAACGTTGTATCTATATTAGTAATTATACTTGGTACGGAGACATTAGTAATATTATTAGTTTCTATATTATTAATGACTATAGGTTTAGCCGTAACTCTAATTTCTTTGGTCATAGAGCCTCCTTAAACGTCGGCTACGATATCCGTAGGGCTAAATAGAATTTCTACCATACCTCTTACAGGTTTCCAAGTATGACTAAAGATTGCATCGGTAGGTTCTGTTACACGTAATTCGAAGAAGCCATAACTAGGACAATCTACAATAGGTGCTACAGCCCAAGTTGAAGCTAATGTATTCAAGAATTGAACATAAACTTTATTAGGAACAGTTACGATCCAAGTAGAATCTGACGAAGGAACTGTAACATTTGTCCTAGCAACACCAGCAGATAATTTATAATAGATTCCATTGTAAAGTACTACCTCTTCTTTATTGTAAGCTTGTGCAGAATCCCAAGTACCTCTATTAGTAGGCTTTCTGACAGTAAGCACTGTTTGAACACCACTAGGCTTAATTAAAGTAGGCTTATCTGTTTGCCCAGCTACATTAAGTGCTTCAACAACTACAGCCTCAAAAATATAAGCTGTAGGAAAACCTTCAATAAAATTAAGTGTAATTGGAAATTCTAATTGTTCACCCTTTACTAATGACCATAAAACACTACCAGTGTCTTCGATTAAATCATCTACGATAGTAGTTAAGCTCGATCTAGCCATAGAAGCTCACCTTCTCTTCCCAATCATCACATGTTCTAATACTAGAACAAGTAATATTAAAGCGAGTGCATACAGCTGAAGGCATACCAGCAATATCAGCCCATTTAGGTGTTACAGGTAATCCTGATGGTTTGATTTGACCACCTTTACCTTCTTTGATACATTGAATGTTTTCTTCAGAATCATCGTAATGCTCACAATTCATACATAAGCGTGAACGTGCCTCACCTTCTGGTACTTGCCACTTAGTAGCTTTATCTGCCCAGAATACATTACTAGGCTCTCTAGGATCTGGTGGTCCAAGTGCTGCTAATTGAATACATTGCAAATGATTAGCAATATTAATAGCAGGGTACATAGTTGGTAATGGGCATAAATCTTTGGATTTCTCCATCATCGGCATATCTCTCATTTTGTTCTCACTTTTTTGGTGGTTTTTTAGATTTACAGCCCATATTGCTCTCCTAATACATTTTACGATATTTAGACATAAACGCAGGATTATCAACAAATCCCATAGGTGCTTTTTCTAAAAATCTTTCTGTTGGTAAATTACAACAAGTCGGTGTGTCGTCTCTTTCTGCAATTCTTTTTGAGTATTCGTGGACCTTACCACACTCAGTGCATTTTGCATTATAAATCGGCATTACGCTCTCCGTTGTTTCTTAACTTTAGGTTCTTCACTAACAGATACTGTATCAGCCAAATCCATAGATAATGGTGCTGTGTAATGCTTATGCGTGTATACTGTGTATAACCCATTAGGTTGTAATACAGCATTATTTGGTTCAGGCATATTTGCTACTTGTGCCTCTGGTACGTGTTCGAAAATCATAATAATTCCTTTAAAATTTGAAGCCTCTAGCAATACGTTTCTGACCAACATTAATCGGAAACAAGTGAGATATTGAATATCTAATGCCGTCTGAGAAGTGTTCTACACCTTCTGATTTGTCAATAGTAGCAACATCTGGATTGGTATCAGTCCAAATAGTGCGTTCTAATGAAACAATAGTACCTGTACATCTAGGATGCACATACATATTAATCTCACCAGCAGCTGTCTCTAACATACGATTGACACATTTAGCACTATCTACTAATGCTGGAGCTTTAAGTGGTGCATGGCAATTAATACCATATTGAGTTAAAATACTGAAATCTGTTACACCTACAGCTGCAGAAGTCTTTCTTGAACGTCCACTAGGGTCTGGATAAGCGTGTACTTTATGTCCCTTATCGATATATTTAGCTTTAATTATTTTAGCTAATGTATCTGTATCTGGATGACCTTTGAATTCATCAAGATAATGTACTTGTCCACCTCTTACAGCGAAACAAGATGAAGCTTGAATACCAACGTTGAAGTCGATGCCAATATGCACATCTTCTTTATAATCACTAGTATTAATAAAGTCTTCTAAGTCAGCTCTAACATGTTTATTACGATTGAAGCAATGGAAAACACTATTACCAGATTCACTAAATGAAGCAAGATACTCACGACCAAAATCCAATGGGTCAATGGTATGTCTAATGCGTTCTATTTCTTCTGGGTCTAAATATGGAGATTGTTTATAATCGAAATGGTAACCACCCCAATCAGAATCAACATCTTTACGATTATACATGTCATAGAAGTATGTGTAACCCTTAGGTGTACCGATAATTAAAGCTCTACCAGCATTAGGAGACCTATATGCTTCAGCTCTTTTAGGAGACCATCGAGTTGCTATACAGGGTTGTATAATACCTTCCCAAGCTTCTTTTAATCCAACACCTTTAGTCCAAGATTCTACTTCGTCTAATACAACAAAGTAAGCACCCATACCACGTAATCTTTCTACTGCTTCGTAAGAAACTAAGCGTAACTCTACGTCATTATGAAACCAAAACCGACCCATTGCTCTTGAGGAATTTATACAAATAGAAGCTAGTCCTAAATCATAGGCTAGTAATGGAAAGTAAATATCTGTCACTTGTGAATAAGTAGGTGCAATAACATACACAACCTTATGGGGAACTCTTGGATTTAACAAAAGTAATTCGTGGACTGCGGTAGCTGCAGCAGTAGCAGCAAAGAATGATTTGCCCCATCCACGTGAGGACACCACTACAATAAATCTTTTTAATTTTTCTACAAAGAAATCCCTATACACATCTGATTGTGTAGGATGTAAGCTTATATTGCTCATAATATTCTCATTGTAAATTAGGATGTGTATCTAATAGATTTGCATATACATCATAACTATCTTTAAATGTTAATTGAAAACCATAGTTCTCTGAAATTATTCTTATTATGAATAAATCGGGTCTTAGATTAGCACTAGGATGTATCCACACAGTATGTGTATCAGGTCTAATCTCACCATTACTACACATTTCACCAAAACCACTTAACTTCTCATAGAATAAGAAAGAATCCAAAGCATTATCCATAGCACATGTCTCAGCTATTTTAGCATCAATAGCAAATATTATTACTTTTCGCTTTTCATGAACGAACATTTAAGCGCAACTTTGCTATAGCTGAGATTTGTTCATCAATATGGTCGGGTTCATCATCTTCATCATCTTCATTTAAGTCTAAGGCGAACTCAGACATTTCATAACTGGCATCAACTACAGGTTCACCCTCTTTAGTAAGATTCACCACTAATCCTGTAGACCTTTGATCGTCAATCATAACTGTTTCAGAAACTCTGGCATAACTGTATCGTAATAAATCTGTTAATAATGCTTTCTTAGTTGCTAATAATTGTGCATAAGCCATCTGGGAATACTTAACTTTGAGTTCACCATTCACATCATATCTTGTTAAGAACATTTCTGCGTCTAGGCTGTCATTCAGTTTCACCATCTCTACAATGGGATCGAATCCTAGTTTCGCAAGTGTCCTTAAACTGCTCTTAGCTGTTATTCTATTTTTAGTGCCTGCTATTCTACCTCTCTTTTTTGAAGGCATCATATCAGTTTGAGATTCATTGTCCTCAGTCATAATTTTTCCAATAATTTTTATTAAAAACTCTCTGCTAATTCAAGCACTTAACGCTTCTCACCAGCATAGTTTAATGTTCACTTTATTCTTCAAAAATAAATATAATTAAAGCATAATAAATTGTATAATACATAGGCTAAGCTACAGATTACTATAGTTATAATTATAGATATAGTTAAGTCAATAATTGGGTGTAGTCTCATAGCTAGTGCTTTCCTAATTTTATTTTATTTTATTATCTATACAATGCACCTTACGGTGCAATACCCTTACTACTTGTAGCATAATGCTAAGCTAGTGTAAGAAATATATAGTTTAGAAAGCGTTAGCTTAACGTTTGTGTTAATCTTCTTTAATTTAACCAGCTTCGAGAAGGAAATAGGTGAATATTTACTTGAAAAAAAAAAAAAAAAAAACCAGATATACACAAGCTTAAATACTTATCCGATTAGGGATAAATAAATAAGCTTGTGTATATCTGGGATAGTTTAGTTATAGATGTGTTACTCTCCATGAATGGTCATGGTATGATATAATATCTCCGTTATGTAATGTATAAATACCACGAATCTTCCTTAGTATATCACAATGGCATTCAGCTTCTTCCATTGTTAATGGATGACCTTTATACTCAGTATCTAGTCTTATTAAGTATGCTGCCATAGTTGCACTAAGTCTATACATGATTAGCTCCACAAGCGATTACTGGAACATCACCACGCATTACCTCTAGTTTATTCTCAGGGGTTAATACTATACAATCACCTCTGTTTAATACATTGGACATTAAATTAATGTTATCTAAGACTCCACTTAGATCTTTAATTCTAGTATATTCTCTACCTGAACGATCATCTAATAATCTGAATCTCCCTTCAATAGCATTTAATGTCAATCGACCATTACGATATATTGCTACTTGTTGAATTTCTACTGGTACTACCATATGATCTTCTTTTAAAGCATAGAACCTACCTGAAGCTAAGCAATGACCGTAGATATCCTCACTATCGCTTAAAGCATGAGCTACTCTGCCTGCTGGGATAATTCTTACTAATGTTGTATTATTTTGGTGAAATCCTCCACCGATTGGTATTAAGCTTACTGGTACAGCGTGAGCTATCTTTGTTGAAACACCTACTGTATTAATGTGCATTTTAGTTCTCCTTTTGAAAAATATAAAAACCCTCTATCATACCTAAATATTTTCTAGGTTCTTCAGGGATCGTTGCGTTAGATCTAAACGATTGAAAACCTATTCTTACTCTCTCTACTAGCTCTTCTGTTACTAAATAATTCAATATTATACTACAATCTTCATATTCTAATCCTAGAAATGTTGGGTCTTTTGGTAAATCTAAATACATCTCCTTACACCATCTATTTATCTTGATCCTTATTATTAACATTAATTAAACCCTCGAATAATTTATTTAATTGAAACTTAATACTTAACTTGGTATTTTGTACACAGGTAGTTTTAGGTTTCTTTTTGAATAGTTCGCAATGTCTTTCTTGATACATTCTATCGTGATATCCGCAATCTTCACAATCATTAGGGTTCTTCATTGAATAATTCCTTAGTCATTTCATCTGCTTTAGTTTCTACAGTGCATAGGTGTTCATCTATTGCTGTAGCTAGATGATTTGGAATATTCCTAAGAAGTTCCCTAGTACCATTCTCCCATTCTATCTCTAAATCCCAAGATGCTATTTTCACTTAACTCTCCTTTTGTTAATTGCTTCCATCCATCTGATTATAAAAGTTTCCATTGGTAAAACGCTTTCAGGTATGTCGTAATCGCCACCGTGTGCTAAGCGAATAGTATATTGGTCGCCTCTTTTGAAAACATCTGTTACATAATTTAAGTTAATTACCATATCTTGTACTTTAAGTAACATTTGATTTTTCCTCTAATTTGGCTATATCGGAATTAGATAAACCTAAACATTGCACAGGAATATTCCACTTTCTGCAATGTATACATCTTTTTACTTCTAAAGTATTTGACTCTTTAACGAACACTTTAAAGTAATCAACATCTATTATAGCTCTAAAATTCCACTTGTGAAAACCTAAACGACATAATATACTCATGCTTTATTCTCCTTACCCCATACGAACATAGATTTCATTTCATACTCTAGTTGTGTTTTAGCATCAATACCACGTACTTCATTTGCATGACGAACTATGGCTTGTGCCTCATTTGCATTTCCCCAATCTAAATCTGTAGTAGAGTATCCACCCTCACCAACCGTTATAATACCTATATTAGAACCTTTTTGCTTACTTAGGACGACAGTATAGCAATATTGTTTTTCCATATTATCTTCCTTTTAATTTATTAATTATTTCAAATTGTTGTTCTATCTTTTTAACGATAGCTTTTAATTGTAACTTTAATTTAGTACGTTCTTTTATTAATCTATCTATTTCTAATTCGGATTCTGTTATTGGATTCTTATTACGTTTAAAAATATTTAACATTAACTCTCCTCAATTTCTAAAGGTACATCAATCCAATTACCGTCTTCACTCCAGTCGTTTACAGGGCTCCAATACTGCAATATTTTTACTACTTTCCGTTGCATTATGTCTGGTGTCATACAATCAACAGGTGTATGAATTTCTCTTTCTACAAATCTAAGTTTCATGCGTTCTTCTCCTAATACTAGTACAAATCAAATCGTTTAGGTGTACCACACTTAGTGCAAGTGCAAAAAACAGCTTCACCCACATAGTCAGAAGTCTTGGTACTTGTTACCTTAAATCGCTTATCTTCTTCCCATGTGTGCCAGCAACCATATATCAATAAATCCCATAGTCTACCCATTGTTCTTCTCCCTTAAAGCCTTGTCAATCGCTTGAAGTAAAAGTAACATCTTGCTAGACGGCTCTATTGTTGCGTAACTAGATGCCCAAGCTACTGTGTATCCATACCCATCACCCATACCTAGATTGTCACCCCATATAGATTTAGCAATTGCAACAAATTCCTCTCCACTCAGACTCTCCCATTCTTTAACAGGTTTATATAGGTCTGCATCTAGTAATTTAGCCATTATTCTTATCCTTTAACTTCGCTTCAATAGCACGGGCAAAATCTTTATGGTCAGAACCATTTCTTAAAGTTACATAAAGTCTTGTTATCTCATCATCACTCAGTCCTTGCCATTGTTTTGGTGGGTGGGTGTAGAAAGGTGTTCCATTGGGTAAATCGTCATACCCTAGTTTTAGCACTATTCCATTATCTTGCTTAACTATCATTGGCTCTTGTGTTGGTTGTTCTGCTAGTGCTTCTTTACAGGCGTTAAGGGCTTTTGTGCCATTGTCTGCAATATCCTTTAGGTATGAATAGCGATACGCCATATTAGGATAGCCGTTGTATGCTTCTGCTTGTCTTTCATATTCGTTTTGTGTTGTGCTAATCAATTCAGGCAACGCTTCAATCGCCATCTCAAGAGCTTCTGTTTGTTTAGTCATTTCAGCCATCTTTCAACAGATTGACAAAATGAAAGTCCACCTATACCAAGAATGGTTAATAAAGATGGGAAAGTCCACCAATCATTAACAGCGCATTTTTCAAACAAAACCCAACAACCACCCCAAATATCGGCAATAAAAATTATCACCCACATATATTTTAATAATGTTTCTTTAGTCATTTCACTTCCCCCAATAGGTCTTGAATTCTTTTACGGATAGCGTGTTGCTCATAGCTACCACCTAGCGAGTCTGTTACACCTTCCAACGCCTCAACCAGCTCTTTGTTCCTAGCTTCAAGTGCTGTTACTTGTTGGCGTAGTTCCGTAACTTCTTTAGCGGCATCTTTTTTCAACTGTTGAATTTCAATTACGCATTGTCTTTCTTCTGCCGAAGTTGGTTGTAACTTATAATTGCTAGACCATACTGTATTTAATCTATCTACAATATCCATTATCTAATCTCCAAATATAGGCATCCGAAATGCTTCATACGATACAATCTCCACAAATCTAATAGAGCAAGAGCTAGTGATTGATACCCACCGAAGTACTGTTTACCATCATCAATGTGAAACGTAAAAACCATGTATTTGCTACCCATCACTCACTCTCCTTTAATCTTGGTTAAGGCTTCATCTGCAAGATGCCATTGCCTTTGGCTTGTGCCGCTACATTCTTTAATAGCTTCAAACGCATCAATAGCTATGGTGAGTTTGGCTTCCAACTCAGTAATACGCTTGGCATCTAGTTCACCTCGTGCTTGCCATGCTGTTTCTGCTATTCGCGTATGACATTCTTCACCATAACATTTGACATCATTTAGCCTAGCCCAATACGCTTCAAACTGTTCTTTGTTAGTCATCATTTATCCTTTATCCAAGTACAAGCAAAGCATACTTTCATCATCCAACGCACAAAGCGGTTAGGTACACGACCTTTTACGGGGCGGTAATGTATGCCATCATTCCCTGCAGAACCAAACAGGCGACAATTCCACTCTGAATATACTGGCGGTGTGTATATTGACATTTTAGGTCTATCCATACACTCACAGATACACTCACGACCTTGGTTGCAATCTCCGTTACATGGCATCTTCATTCTCCTTCAAGGTAGTTAATGTAATCTAATAAACCTTTAGCGCACTCTTTCCTGCCATAGCAAAGTGCGTCATCTTCATTATCTATATCATGTTCATTGTTTAAATCGGGCTGACTATTTGCTTCACTTTGTAGCCATTCTTTTATTAGCTCTAATGTTGTTTTCGGTAGTTCTTTCATTTCTAATCTCCGTGTTCAATCGCATCAAGTTCAAGTGCCTTATCAGAAAACTCTCGTAGTATGGCAATTACTTCTTTATCGGAATAGCCTTTATTGATTGCGTCATCACCAAAAGCCAATTCGTATATGCGCTCTTTGAATTCTTTTTTATTCATAACATCGCCCCACTAAGTAATTTCCATACTCCATAGACCATTGCCCCTGCCATCACGGCAAACAGCACTACAATTACTACTGCGGCTCTATCGGTATATCTACTACAGTTACAACATCTTCCTTGATTACAGTCGTTATTACAAGTCATCTTTATTCTCCTTTGTTTAAATACTTACTCCATAACACATTCACGCACGGACAACATCCATCTATGTGTTATAGGCTAGATACTTGATTGTCGGGTATTAAACCGATAGCTTGCTATATCTAACTATCCTGCAGGGATTCTATTATTTCATAATATTTAAATAAAGCATTATTTGACACTGCATGTAAGTTACAAGCATCTCGTAATACCTCTTCATTTGGCGCTGTCATTATAATTTCATAAGTTACCTCATTATAAAGACCAAAAGTACATTTATATTTCATAA